ATGTTATCTATTAAGAATACATTGATTGCTGGTGCATTAGCTTTTGCTGTCAGTTTTCTGACCGGCTATTCGGCAAGAGACGATCAGGCAGAAATTGAACGTCTGAACGTTGCGAAATATGCTTTGGAGCGGACAAAGCAAAATTTCAGCGACTTTATGAAAAACAGCTAATGATTGCAAAGGACTGCGACATTAACGCTACTTACCTCAACAATCTGATTGAGTGGTATGGGAGCATAAGCAAATGAAAAAAATATTAAGATATTTATCAGTTATTTTTCCTGCTGTTGCTTTGGTTGCAAGCTCTCCAAATCTTTACTCTGCTTGGTCTTCTCTGACTGATTATTATTCCGTTGTATGGGTAGTTGGTCTTTTTTCGGTAACTGTTCTGTTTGGTGTTGTTCTTGATACTCTTGTACAAAATTTGTTCCGGATATAAAATTTTTGCCATATTCATAAGCTTTAGGTCCAACAAATGGGGCAACCGCTAAAACTACAGAAATGATTGTTGAATAATAAAAGTATTTACGGCTTTCGTCTTTTATTAGCCCTAATTCTTCTTTTTCTTTTGCTGTTAAAGGTAGTCCTGAAATATTATTCTGGATTTCAACAAAATCCTTGTCAGCATAACTAGCAAGCACATTGTTTAATACGGAAATTTGCTGATTTCTGTAGTACACCATGAATATGGTTTGACACCTTGTATCAAGTGACTTTACTTTGTCAAAGCCTTGAACAATTTTACACATTCTCTGAATCTGTTCTGGAGAATATCTGAAACCATACTGAAAAATAGAAAAAGCTGGCGCTTCAAAATATCCCTTGATGTAGTCAACAGATTTATAAATAGACTTTAAGGCTTCTGAGAGTTTATTGTTTTTCAGAAATTCTTCAGTAGGCAGATTCTTTTTAATGATTTTTACTGCATTAGCAATGGCTTCTTGCTGATTATTCATAACAAATCCTTGTATATAAAACGACCAAAGCACAGATGATTGTCGCAGATTGTCTGTGCTTTCTAATTCTTAATATATGCCTAATTTATTTTTGCGAGGTATTTCATGTTAGATGCGGTGTTTAACTCATTAGCACCATACTGTTACTACCTTGCAGCAGGACTAATCGCATGTATCGTAGCTTTATGCTTTGACATTCTAAAAGGTCAACCTCCTGAGAACTACAAGAAATGTATCGAGGCGGTTCTTTGTGGATGTATCGCTTTTGCTTTATGTGGGTGGGTACAAAGTCATTACTCAAGCATAACTAAGTCTGACTGTCTGTATCTTGCTGTTGGTATTGGTGCAATCGGTGCAGGTCGCATTACAGAGATCACTCTTAAACTTGTACTGAAGCGCTTTAATCTTAACGAGGATCATTATGCCAAAAAAGATTAAACGCTCATTTAGTCATTGTTTATGTTTGACAGTGATGTGGTCTGTTGAGATTGGCTTAGCCGTTGTGCTTTCTGCTAACGGCTTTGCTTGTTTGTACATGTTCATTTCTCTACTGGCCTTGTTAGGCTGTACTTTCTTTGGTCATCAATCATCATGATTTTACGTATTCCAATGCCTGTAAGTGCAAATGCTCGATTAACAAGATCTTGCAGAGGTAGAGGAATGGTTGAGACATCAAAGTACCGTTCATGGAAAGAACAGGCAATTTGGTTAATCAAATCTCAAATAGATAAACCATTCTCCCCTGAAGCTAAGATACATGTTGATGTAACTCTTCATTTTCCTGACAAGCGCAAACGTGATGTAGACAATCCCATGAAAGGTTTTCTTGATGCATGCTCCATTGCTGGCGTCTGGAATGATGATTCACAGGTAGATGTTTTAAACATCAGACGTGGAGAGATCCATCCTCATAACGGCGAACTAATAGCAACAATAACTGAGATTCTATAAATGAAAGTAAGCAGTCACGGAATTGCTCTTATAATGAACTTTGAAGGCTTAAGAACTACAGCATATAAGCCTGTATCCAGTGAGAGCGGATGGACAATTGGTTATGGTCACCATGGACATGATGTTAAAAAGAATTCTATTTGTACAGAGATTGAAGCAGAGCACCTTTTAAAATCAGATCTAGAAAAGATTGAACGTCAGGTTATAGCAGCATTGAATGCCGATGAAATTGAAGTTACTCAAGGTATGTTTGATGCCCTCTGCAGTTTACTCTTTAATCTGTCGGGAAAGAAAACAAAAGATGGGCGATGGTTATCTCCTATTCAGGTTTTAACAGGTTATAAACTTTGGGCTAAGATGAAAAAAGGCGATAAGTACGGTGCATCGCTTGAGTTCTTAGATATTAACAAAGCAGGCGGTGTAGTTCTGCCAGGGTTAACAAAGAGAAGACAGGCTGAACAGAAACTGTTTTTGTCTTAAGATTTCCACGTGTTCAGGTGCTTGTGACAACATCGTGTCTCAGGTATTTGAAAATTTCCTTCTTTGCTGTCAGAAGTAAAACAGACAGCTCACACTTATGAGTGGTTTACTAGTCTTTGTCGGTTTCGCTAGTAGATTGCTCATAAGTGTGAGACAAACAAATTTGTTAATTGATATGTAACTAATCTTTTTAACGGTGTTTGTCTCGCACTAAATGCCGTATAGCTCAACAGTTAGAGCACTTTTGCATTTTTCCTTTCTTTCGCAAAAGAAGAAGCAGGTGCAACTCCAGCAACGGAGCCATTTTGAAAGCGCATTATGACTACTACTGATATTATTTTCGTTACAGCGTATTTTCTATTTTTCTTATTCCTTTTGGAAGGAGTGATCAGATTATCACTTGACTATAAGGACTACAGCAAAAAGGAATTTCGTGCTCAAGTTGCAAGCTATGTACTTTTGTTGGCGTTCATAATGGGGTTTATAGTTTATATTGTTTATGGATCTTAAATTACAGCTAATTACTGCTACTCTGTGTCTCGCTATTGGCGCTTGTTTCGGCGTGACTGTTACCGCCAAACATTACAGAGCTGAAATTATTAACCTACAGGCTCAAGCTATTAGAACTGAGCAGGATGCTCTGGTTAAGCAGCTTAATACAGAACATGAATGGCAGACTAAACAGGAACAGGCAGACAAAGAGGCTAATGATGAGATTACAAAGATTAAGACTAAGTATGATACTGCTGTCGCTAAGCTTCATGCTTACAGCGTGCACACAAACAGTAGCAGTGCCAATAGAACAGCATTGTCCCCAGATACCGACTCTACCAGAGAAGCTAAAGCAACCTGTGAATGTGGACAGCTTAGACGAGACAGAAAAACTCTTGCAGAGTATGTCCTTAAGCTCTCAGCTAAGTGTGATGAGATTGCAGTCGATCGTAATGAGTTAAGTAAGAGATATCAAAGCTTAACGGAGTAAGTATGAATATAACTCGAGCCTATACATTAGGATTTTGTTGTGGTTTAGGCTTTAGTTATCATAAACTCCATAAATTAAGCTTTGATGCTTCTACCAACAATCCGTATTGGATAACGACCAAGAAAGGAAAACATTTTCTTATTGACGAAGATGGTGTTATTCAAAGCGGTAGGTTTAAGAATATAAACATTGATAAGTTACATAATGCCTCTAGGGAAAAGAAAGTTAAAGGCAAAGATCAACTAACCTATTCACGAATTTTTAATACCTACAAGTACGAAGATCGTTTGCCAGACAGTGTAAAAAGTTACTTTGACAAAATATATTTAACAAAACCAACAGAAAAACATTTAATTGCAAGAAATAAAATAAAAAGTGAGTTGGCAACTTTTGAAGCTATTACACAACAAACAACATTCTCAAATTTCAAAATAAACAGCAATGGGTTAACAAAACTTCCTGTAATTCCACAAAATATATGTAACGAGTTAGGTATAAGACAGAATAAAAAAGTTGTGCTGACATATCCGTCAATGAGCCGTATTCTTAACAGTCACCCTGAAGTAGATAAAAATCTATTACAAAAAGAGCTTTCACTAGGATTTTTAGGAGCTGTAAAAAGAAATATACGGCAAAGTTCGGAAGATTCAAAAGGCAGGCTTCAATTTTCTTTTATGATACAGAAAAAGAAAGTTGAAATTGCATTTGATTTAAAAGAGACCGAGGAATACTACGAGATTATGCATTGCCTAATAAAAAGAGCTTAGGATAGCCGAAGAGGAGGGGTACGAGCTGATTTTAAAGATACTTCTATCTCCCCAAATATGGTTATCAGTCGCTCGAATTTCTGATGCAACTTCGGCTACGTCAAGGCAAGGTAACTCGCCCACTATTATTATAATTTAGCTTTTCTAATTTTTCAAAACGGTGTAATCATGCCAAAACTAAATCCAAAAGAAGAAAAGTTTTGCATTGCTTACGCTTCTAATGCAAATGCAAAACAATCTGTAATAGATGCCGGCTATTCAATGAAAGGAAATGCAGCAGGCTCTTATGGTTATAAGCTGTTGCAGAAAAAACAAATCAAACAGAGAATTAAAGAACTAGCTGATGAGGCTAATTCAAAACTTATTGCAGATAAAAACGAAATTCAAAAAATCTTAACCTCAATCGCTCGTGGTGAAGCTAAAGAAGAGCAGTTAATGGTAGTTAGCAATAAAGGAATGGGTGACGTTGTTCACGACTTTAAACTACCTTCTAATTTTGACCGCATCAAAGCAGCAGATCTTCTGGCTAAGATGCAAGGTGCTTACGATACCTCTACTAACGTTAACATCTCCCCTGTGATAATCGTTGGTGAAATGCCTGATGACTACTAAAGTTTCTCAATTGCTTGATATAGTTGGTCACAATTATGGCGATTGGTGGAACACAAAGAAACGTTATGTAGTCTGTAAAGGTTCAAGAGCTAGTAAAAAATCAAAAACTACTGCATTGTGGCTTATATACCACATTGTAAAAATGCCATTAGGTAACGCTCTTTGCGTCAGACGTTATCAGAACACAATCAGAGATAGTCAGTTCTCTGATTTGCAGTGGGCCTGTGAACGATTTGGCATTAAAGATTACTTCACTTTCAAGACCTCACCTTTAGAGATTATTTACAATCCTACAGGTCAAAAGATCTTGTTTCGTGGATTAGACGAAGGTCAAAAGATCACTTCTATTTCCGTGCCTAAAGGTTATCTTTGCTGGGTATGGATAGAAGAAGCGTACGAGATTGTAGACGAAGAAGCATTCAATAAACTTGATATGTCTTTTCGTGGTCAGATGCCTGATGATTACTTCATTAGAATTATGATCACTTTCAATCCATGGTCTGAGCAGTCATGGTTAAAGACACGTTTCTTTGATACACCATCAGAATTAACTTTTACTAAGACTACTAATTATCTCTGTAACGAGTGGTTATCTGAAGCCGATCATGCTTTATTTGAAGACATGAAAAAACGTAATCCACGCCGTTATAAAATTGAAGGATTAGGTGATTGGGGTATTGCTGAAGGTTTAATTTACGAAAATGTAGAATGTCGTGAGTTAAACGATAAAGACTACATAGGTGCTCCTCGAAGATATAAAGCATTCTTTGGATTGGATTTTGGTTTTACTGATCCTACGGCGTTTGTAGGCGGTTTTGTTGATTCAGAGAATAAAGAGATTTTTATCTGCTATGAGCTCTATTTAACAAACGTCACGAACCAAGAGATAGCTAAGCGACTTAAACAGGATATCGGTTTAACCGGTGAAGTTGTTTATTGTGATGCTGCAGAGCCAAAGTCGATTGAAGAATTACGCAGAGTAGGCATAAACGCAAAGGCTGCTCCCAAAGGCCCTGATTCTGTAAATTACGGTATCCAAAAGATACAGAACTACAAGATCATCTATTCTCCTAAATGCACAAACTTTGAACATGAAATCAAAAATTACTGTTGGGAAAAGGATAGATTAGGCAAACCAACAAATAAACCTGATCATGAGTTCTCCCATCTGCCGGATGCAATGCGCTATGGTTTAGTTGAGCTTAAAGACACAGCTAAGGCGGTATCAAAAGCTAACTTAAGGCTGTTAAGACGAGGCAGAAGAAGGTTTTAACCCTTTTGGCAGTTCATCGTTACCTGGTACGGTTCTTTTATTCTTTGTAGGAATATTTGATGGTTGTGTTGGTTTCTTGTTTTTAGACATTTTAATTTACCAAGTAGATTAAACAAAACAGACCTGAAAGAAAGGAAATGATAGATAAGATGCACAACGCTCTTAAGATATAACATCTTTGAGTATGCATCTTTAGATAACCATTGATACTTTCTTCATAGTTAACAATAAGACCTTTTATGACAGCATTCTTATTCTCTGTTTCATATTGATCTGAAACATTTAAAAACGAATCAACAATTCCGATTAAAGGCTTATGAAAGAACAATCCTGAAAGGCTTATCAAACCTATCAGAAAAGCTAAAACAGAAGACGTTACGGAAACAATATACAGCGCTTTGACTGTTAGTTCCTGAAACACATCAAAGTGTTCATACGCATAAGAATGAGCAGTTAAAAAGCAAACAACAATCCATAGATAAGTTTTTATTAAAGAGAATTGATGATTGTTGTCATTCTCTGACACATGCAGCCAATATTCTCTGGTTACATCTAAGATTGTTGATACGTCTCTTTGTTTCATGAAGGTATCCTATGTCATGGTTCATTTGGTTTATCTTTTTAGTAATTATAAGCCCTGTGATTTTAGAATTGCATAAATAAGGTATTTATCATGATTTCACCCCTGTTATCTTTAGAGTATGCTTACAAATTTTGGTATAACCTAGATCAAGAAGTAAAAGAACATCAGCGTGATGTTTCTAAGACTTATCTCTGGTTAAATGTAGCTTTAATTGCAGGCTTGAAAGCAATGTCAGTTCATCAGGAATTGTATTACATTGCAGTTGTGATGATATTCACATCTACAGCTTCATTGATTTTAGGTTGTATGTCATTAAGTGGATTGTTCACAGGTTCAACTTACCTGCCAATGGATAAATTTAGATCCTTGTACGATGAGTTAAAAGAAAACGACAAATCAATTAAAGATATTCTTTATGACTACGACAAAGTAATTACTGATTTAAAGATTCAGGTTGCTCGTAGAGGATGGTTATTGAGAGCTCAGTCAATCTTATCGATTATTTCGTTATTACTATTCTTTGCTATGTTGATTTAAGAGGTGAAGATGAAACGTGACTGGTATTTAATGGGCGACGTCTTTAATGCAATTGAAGATGATAGATTAGAGATTCTTATCAGTAAGTATGAGGCAAATCAAAACAAGTACAGCATTCTAATGCAACACTTAGAGATGCTTATCGATGCTGATTATATCAAAGGAGTGACAATATCTCTTTCTGTTGATGGTCTGTATTCATGGGGTACAGACGTACCAAGAATTACTCTGAAAGGTTACGATTTTGCTGATATTGTCAAAGACAAATTTCTCTTAAATAAAACAATTAAAGCTATTAAAGATGCTGGCTACATGGTCACATGGGAAACATTAAAAGAATTTGCACCAATGATATTAAAAGTCGCAGTTAAGCAAATCTTTAAAAACTAAATTCAACTAATAAAAAGAAGGCACCGCAAGGTGCTTTTTTATTGCCTATGAATACTAAAGAACAAAAAGCAGAAATTAAAGAGACCAAAGCAAAGAAAAAGATCTCTCCTGAAGAGTTACTTAATCAGTTGCTTATGCCTAAAAGAACAGCTGAAGCATTTGATACCTTAGAAAAGGTTAAGAAAGCTTTCTCTTTGCCTGTAACATTAGGTTGCAAAGAAAATACACGTCTTGCAATGGATTCTGCTTTTGAAAGTATTGGCGGTTTTGATTCCATTTATCAGAGCTTACAGCAACATGCTTTTGACATGGGACAGTTCCCTGTTACTTCATTTGTAGGTTACGGAGCACTACAGCAGATTGCTCAGCAAGGTATGGTTAGAGCTTGTATCTCAACCGTTGCTGATGACATGTCTAAGAAATGGATTGAATTAAAAGGTGGTGAAGATACTGATCCTGACAAGATCAGTAAACTAGATGATTTAATCAAGAACAAGTATCACCTTCAATCATTATTCCATGATGCTTTTACAACAACAGGCTACATGGGCGGTTGCTTTATCTTTATAGATACAGGTTCAGATGAACTTGATTTGCCACTAGCAATTAACAATCAGTCAGCTGAGATTGATCCTGAGCATAATCTTAAGTTTATTCTAGTTGATCCTGTTAACATCTCCCCTGCCGAATACAACGCTTACAATCCTTTAGCATCTGATTATATGAAGCCTAAGTATTGGTATGTGTTAGGTAAGAAAGTTCACAAAGACAGATTACTAAGAATTGTTGATAATGAACCTCCATTACTGCTAAAACCAAATTACAACTTCTTAGGTATTCCACAGGCTCAAATCTTATGGGATTACATTCTTCACTTTAACGAATGCAGAACTTACACAGCAAAACTGCTTCAAAAGATATCGCTACTTGTAGTTAAAACTGATATGGATGCAATTCTAAATAGTGACTCTCAAGGTATTGCTTTTTTTGACGCAAAAATGGCTATGTTAGCCCGCTACAGAGATAACGATTCAATCTTTGTGTGCGATAAAGACAGTGAAGATGTAACTAACGTACAAACATCTACGGCTGGCTGTACAGACATTGTTAAGCAAAGTCTAGAGATGATTTGTGCAATTAACCGAATACCTGCTGTTAAGCTACTTGGTATCTCTCCTTCAGGCTTTAACGCTACAGGTGAATCTGACCTTAAGAATTACTACGACCACATCTCTTCTAAACAGGAACTTCACAGAGATGCAATTCAGCGTTGTATCAATGCTATTGAACGTGCTGAATTTGGAGAGATTGATCCTTCAATTACATTCGACTTTGTACCTCTTGATGTTGAAAACAGAGCCTCACAGGCTATGACAGCTCAAACTAAGGTTGGTGCATGGGGACAGCTACTAGATAGACAGGTTCTAAGTGCAGAAGAACTTCGTGAAGCTGTTAAGAAAGATCAGGATATTGGGCTTGATTTTATCGACAGTGAAATGCCAGAAGAACTGCAACAAGCTCAAGCACAAGCAATGCAGAATGGCGAGCAGGAAGATTTTAAGACAGACGATCCATTTACACAGATGATGAATGAGGCTAAGAATGAAAAAGCTGAGAACAGCGAGAGTAATCGAGCCGAATCAGGGACTACTCCAAACCTTTCAAAAGAAGGTTCTGAAACTTCAAAGTGATTTTCAACGTTATGTTTTAAATCAAATCATGCTCAATCTGGACAGTGAAGCAATGCTTACTACAGATGCTTCATTGTCTAAACCTAAGACACAGGCTGAACGTCAGCAACTCCAAAAGCTACAGCGCAAAATACTGCGTTCTATGGCTAAATCTGATCCTGAATGGCTAAAGAACCATATTGATGACTTTATTAATCGAAATATTGGTTCATGGACTACAGGATTAAACAGCATTTCAAGACAGCTCTGTGACTGGTTTATACGCAATCAGGTTGCAACAGTCAGCTATGCTCAGAAACAGGCTCTTAAAGCAGCAGGTTTTAATCTTAATTATCTCAAAAGAAAATGGACTGTACCTACTATTAAAAAACAGTTCATTTCCCCTTCTATTGCTTCTCAAATGGAGGGAATGATTAAAGAGAATGCAGCTTTAATCACCAAAATTTCACTTAACGATGTACAGCGTATTTCTGACGTTGTTCAAAAGGGATTGCTAGGCGGTGACAATCTTTCAGATCTTCGTATTGTCTTAGGTGCTACACAAGGTTTTGACAGAGCACGTGTAGAGCGTGTTGTAAGTGATCAGGTACATAAATCAAGTGTACAGATCCAAATCAGCAACGCCAAAGAACTAGGAATTCAATACGCTATCTGGAAACATGTACCAGGCAAATACACGTCACGAGAAACTCACAGAGCTTTTGATGGTCAGCGCTATGACATCTCTGTAGGACTGTATGACAGTGATGTAAACAAGAATGTTTTGCCTGGTGAACTGCCTTACTGTAAGTGCGGTTTTCGTATGGCTTTACCAGAGTGGTGTCGTAACTCGTCTTAGTCGTAGTTACATCTTAACTAAGACGACTTCTAATTATAAATATAGGTCAAATCATGCCAACAAGTTTAGCTTTTGACAATTTCTCAATAGATAAAGATTCAGTAAGAACTGTGGACGACAATGGTTTTCTTCATGTTGCTGTTTCCCCTGTGACTAAAGAACAGGTAGCACCATACTATGGACATGAGATACCTAATCATGAAGAACTTGGTTTTGAATCTGATGTCATTTATCACGGTTACAGACCTGCATCAGAATTATCAAAACCTGACACTATTCAGAGTTTAAACGGCATTCCGATTCAGTTTGAGCATCACGCTGATTACGCAAATGCGCCTGCTAAAGATACTCGTATCGGTTCTACAGGCGATGATGCCAAATGGGAATCACCTTATCTTACCAATTCACTTCATTTTCACGATGCTAAGGCAATTGATCGTATTAAAGACGGTTCAATGCGTGAGCTTAGTCTTGCTTACAGATACACACCTGTAAAGAAAGAAGGTGAGTTTGAAGGTCAACATTACAACTTTGTAATGACTGATATTAATTGCAATCATGTTGCCCTCGTTGAAGAGGGCCGTGCGGGACATGATGTGCTGGTGGAAGACGCACAAATCAAGGAGAAAAACACAATGGCTGATAATGCAGCAATTGAAAATGCTGAAAAGAACCTTGCACAGTCAATTCTTGACCTGCACAAGGCAAAAGAAGGCAACGTGGTTGATAAGGATGATACTCCTGCAACTGACGGTAAGCTTGAAGCTTTAATTGAAGCTATCAAAGCTAATGGTGATGAAGATAAGTACAAAGACATCTTAAACTCAGCTGAGGATGATGATTTAGATGCATCAGAGCCAGCCGAAGACGATGATCTTGATACTTCTGGTGATGATTCAAAGAAAGACGATTCTGTAGATGCTACCGATGACGATCTTGATGATTCTGATTCAGCTGAAGATGAGGAACCTAACGACAATATTCAGACAGAAGACGATGACGATAAGGTCATTGGTGATGCGTTAAAGCAGTGTGGTTTAGATGACGCCTCACCTGAACTTAAGAAGGCATTCATTACAGGCTTTAAGCTTTCATCTGAAAAAGATAAGAACGCTGACAAGCCACTAGGTCAGGATGCACAAATTAAAGTTGCGGTTAAAGCAGTTAACAGACAGTTAAAACTTAAATATGCAGCTGCTAATGAGTGCAGACAAATTTTAGGTAATGTTAATGCAATGGCTTTTGACAGCGCAGGTCAGATTTACCGTGCTGCAGCTAAGAAGCTGGGCATCAGAAATTACAATCAGTTAACAGGCAAAGCAGCAAAAGCTGTAATCAGCGCATTAACTGCAACCAAGGACAAGAGAACTGTAATGGCTACTGATTCAGCTCCTACAGCAAAGAATAGTGCTATTTCAGAAATTTTAACAAATGTTCAGGTAGGAGTTTAATAAATGTCAATTTTACAGAAGACTGTCGGTCTATACCCTGCAAAAGGCTTTGAAGGTCAGCAGGCAGTTGTAGGTCAGGCTTTTTATACAGATACAAACTACTTCTCAGACGGTACCGTAAAAGCAGGTGGTTTTGCATTCTTTAATAAAGACGGTGTAGTTTCAGCTACAGCATCAGCTGATACCGAGTTACCAATCGGTATTGTAGAACGCAACTTAACCTCAACTTTTGAATCTGTAACTGATGAAGCTACATCAGTTTATAGAGATGGTGAGACTGTAACCATTGCTTTACGTGGTCAGTACTACATTAAGGCACCTTCTGCAGGTACTACAGGCTTAAAGATTTTAATTAAGCCTACTACAGGCGCTGTATCTGTAGCAGCAACTGCAGGTACAGGTGTAGTTGATACAGGCTGGGTAGTTAAAGCAACTGACGGCAAGAAGAACTTTGCTGAAGGTGATTTAGTCATCGCTGAGAGATTCTAGGAGATAATCAATGATCGAAGATTTTGAGCTAGCTAAAGAGCGTGGTATTGTCGCTCCTTATGCAAAAGGCTTTATGGCTTATGATTCAGTAAACGGAAATATCCGTACTGATTACAACAAAACCGCAAAAATGTTAGCACAGGATGCTGCAATTACTCCTGCTAACGTTGGAGTTCCATCAGCATTTACTACTTACATCGATCCTAAAATTGTACAAATTCTGTTTGCAAAAACAGCTGCAACAAAGTTAGGTGTTGAAGCTCAGGTTGGTAAGTGGACTGATAACTCTTATACATTCCCTGTAGAGGAGTTAGCAGGTGACGTTGAAGCTTATTCTGATTTTCAGAATGGTTCATCTGTAGATGTTAACTATGAATTCCCTGTTCGTGAGCAGTTCAGATTCCAGACTACCTTAAAATATGGTGACTTTGAAGCTGAATTAGCAGCTGCTGCAAAACTGTCACTTGTAGCAGGTAAACAGAGAGCATCAGCATCAATTATTGAAAGAGCACAGAATAAGTTCTATCTCTTCGGTGTTGAGGGTAAGGAAATCTATGGTCTATTAAATGATCCTAATTTACCTGATTCTATTTCACCAATTTCAGCAAATGGTAAATCAACATGGGCTGATAAAAAGGCTGACTCAACAGCTGACTTTGCTAATAGAGCTTATGACGATATTGTAAAGTTAATCACTGAGTTACAGAAAAACAACGGCGGTAACATTGACGCAAATACTCCTATGATTTTAGGTATTTCCAATGCAAGAAACGCTGATCTGACAAATGCAACTCAGTTTGGTAAGACTGCTAAAGGCTTATTACTTGAGAACTATCCAAACATTCAGATTGAGGTAGTTCCTGAGTTAAGTGATACTACAGGTGAAACATTGTACTTAATTGTTCCTGAGTACAATGGCGATATTACAGCACAGCCTTCTTATTCAGAGAAGTATCGTTTAGGTCGTTTAATTCCTCATGAGTCACACTTCTCACAGAAAGCTATCGGTACTACCTTTGGTACTGTGATTAAGCGTCCTTCATTGATTGCTATCATGAAGGGCATCTAGTTTTTCAATCTCATCTCTTAAGGCGGTTTTTACCGCCTTTTTTAATTTATGGAGACTATAAAATGGCAGTTAAAAAGAAAACTGAGACAGAGAAGTTAACAGGTGCAGACGTTGTTCATATTGTTGTTTGCTTACGTCATAACCACAAGTTTGATGATATTCCTAACGGCTCAGGTGGAACAAAATCTGTAGTTTTATACGGAACAGATGCTGTTTTACGAGGTAAGAGAAAAGGCATCTTAACTGAGTCTGGTAATGGAGTACATCAGACATTATCAAGAACAGACTGGGAAGCTATTAAAGCTCTACATGGACGTGAAACCATGTTTATTGGTGCAAAAGGCTTTTTACCAAGTGTTTTTGAAATCAAAAATGAGAATGAGATGAAGTCAGATACTGTACAGGACAAGATCGCACAGACATCAGGCGGTTTTGATCCTGCTTCTCCTAAAGACGCAAAAGTTGAAGAAGCAAAAGATTAGTAACGAATGGGGAGTTTAAGCTCCCCTGTTGATTGAGGTTTTATCTGAAATGAAAGTTGAATTTGATATAGATGTTTTTAGATGCAGATATGAGCATTTGGCTGATATTTCAGATGAAGCTTTGAAAATGTGCTTTCAAGATGCCTGTGAGCTGTATGGCAATGATGACAGTTCTTCATGCTTCAAATATGAACCTGAAAACGACATCTACACACGTAGAACGTTTTTATATGCTGTCACCTGTCATTTAGCTACATTAGAGCTGTGGAACAAAAATGGACAGCCAGGAAGAGTAACTTCTGCATCACAAGGTTCAGTAAATACAAGTTTTGATTTATTCAAGTCAAACAAAGATACCGTCGATTGGTGGAATCAGACATTATGCGGTCAACATGCATGGCAAATGTTAAAAGGTCACACCAAAGGCGGTCGTTTCTATGGATGTAAGATAAATCATCCTTTTGGGTGATGATGTACCATACATGATGTGCTTGTCGATGACGTGCAAACGTCGTAACTCATCTTTTTAATCAGATGTCATTTTTATTAAAAGTGACTTCATAAAAAAACTTCATTGGTTAACTATGGTAACTCCACTAACTCAAAACATTGTTAAAGCTTACTGTCTTGGTTTTATGTTCGGTTTAGGCGTGAAAGCAAGACAGACCATGTTAACTAAAGATGAGAATATACCTGACAAGGATCTTATCTTTAGAACTGCTAAGAATGGCAAGAAGATTGCTATTAACACTAAGACTAAAGAAGTTAGTGGAGTGGGTAATAAAGCAAGCTTTAGTTCAACTACCATAAAAGAACTTTACGGCAACGAGATCACTGGTAAAAATCTTAGAAACGAAAAGGCTGTTAGTGTGCTCTTATCTATGAAACACGGGCACATTAAAGATGCATTTCATCGTGATGGTATTGGTGATATAGATCTAGTTTGGGGTAATGATAGAGCAGGATTACAACATATTATTAAAAGAAGACAAGAAAGCAGTCAAGATCCTGAGAAAGCAGTTAAATACTTACCTGAGATAATTAATAAAGGGTCGATAATTAATAGATTTACAGAAAAAGATGATAGAGCCTTTTATATTGAACATTCAATTAACAATATTAGATATAGGTTAGTAATTACTAAAAATTACACAGATATTAACGGAAGACACAGTAATCGCTTTGTTTTAACGAATATGGAAATATATCCTAAAATGCTAAAGATAAAAAAATCAAAAAGTATGATAAGAAAGTAGATTCGCTAGAGAACACCGCATACTGCTAACCTCACTCGGTGAATTACAGAAAGATGGGATTCTTCTTTCAAACTCTAGCGTTTTACTATTATAGATTATTTTTAATTAAGTGCAAAAAACACTTAAAATAAGTAGTAGCAGGCGAGCGGCCCCATTCACCATCCGGGCTCATAGGAATAAGTCCTAACCGTAAGCAGTATGACCGATTTTCTGACTTTTACTACTACCTTGTGGTAATTATAGTTTGCTTTTTACTAAGATACAAGCAAGAGAACACTGCCTACCACGAACCTGACTCAATGTATTACAAAGAAACGGAATTCTTTTCTAAAACTCTTACTTTACCTAATTATAGATTATTTTTTACAAATATCACATCATGCATAAGATTGAAGTTAACTTAGAACAGCTTAAATCTTTGGTTAAAAACCTTAAGACAGAATCTAGCAAGACTGTAGCTGTTGGTGTTCGTGATATGCGTTCAGAAAGCGGTGTATCAACACAGGAATACGGCAAATACTTAGAATTTGGCTGGGTTCAAAGAGTAACACCAAGACAGAGTGGTTATTTATCACATCAAGGTGTTCATGTTCCTGCAGGTGCTACTTTATACAATCCACCAAGACCATTCTTTAGATATACCATTGCAGATGAAGAAAAGAATTGGAAAGACTACTTTATTAAATCTCTGGTTCATTTCTCCGTAGGTGCTGATGCGTCTTTCTATACAAAATCGCTTCAAATGGTCGGTGCGATTATGGTTCAGGATATTCAAACAACTCTTGAAAATGGTGGTTCCAGAAACAACAGATTCCCACCTCGTTCACCTATGACAATGGCTATATATAGAGCTATTTCAGAGGGACATTCACAAGACGGTACAGGAACATCAAGTTCGTCTCAGGCTGGTATCAGTTCAGGGTTATTAAGAGATTCAATCTCTTTTGAAATCCAATAATCACAATTTATCACAGGCTCTATATGTTAAACCTTCACAACATCGTGCGAGGAGCTATCAATGCTAACCTTGCAGATGAAACCTTTACCCTCTTTCGTTCCTGTGGGCAACAGAATGTAAAAGGCATTGTAAAAGCTATTTATCTTAACGGTATAGAAGTTAAAGGCAGTTTTCAGTCAGAGAATGATGCTGCATTAGATCACTCTAATCTTGCAGGCCAGAACTCGCAGATCAGAAAGCTCTATTTACAATCATCAGATAACCTAAAAGAAAAGCCATACAGTGTGTTCAGACAGCTGTCACGTAGTGGTGATTACCTAAAAGACAGTAACGGCATGTGGTGGTTTGTAATCGCCGTAGAAGAGGACTTTTCAAAAGCAGGTTGGATGTGTTTAAGAGTTCAACTTCAAGACAGAGCGCCAAACCTGACTATTAAAGCCATTGAGCTTACACCACCAATTCAAGTAACACCTTCTGAAGATAAAGACAATGAACACAATCAAGACATCGACCAATCTACAGGAAACACTCCATGAGCTGTTAAATGAGTTTTTAATCCCCTCTGTAGATGAAAACAACATATTTTATGGCAATCAAAACAATCTAACCCTTCCTAAAGATTCAAGTGACTACGTGATCTACTCAATATTAAATATCGTAAGACATGGTACCAATGAAATTAAATACGATGCTCAAAATGAAGAAGAGCATAACAAAGTTGAATATGAAGTAAGTGTGCAGATTGACTGTTACGCAGACACTTCTAACGGCTCTGACGGGTTGGATGCAATGCTAAGAGCCAGTTCAATTGATAACTTCTCACAGTCAGATGTTGTTTATGAATTCTTAAATGCTCGAGGAATGCATCTTCTCTATGCTGACAATTCAAATGACACCACTATCGTATCAGATGACAATAACTACTTAAAACGTTGGTCAACAACTCTTCACATAGCAATGACTACAGAAACCATTTATGACAGCTTTGGCTTTACTGAAGTTGACGTTAAAAACAATTTTATTACCCCTTTGTCTGAAGCTGAAAAGCAAGACCCTTCTTTGAACGTTCTAGGTATTAAGAACGTAGATTCTATTAAATAGGAGAAAAATACAATGCCAATTAGTGCAAGTAACATCGTCAGCATTGTACCTCGAATTTTAAAAGGTACAGGCTCTGATCTAGTCTTTAATGGTCTTGTTCTTTCAAAGAATTCAAGACTTGCCGTAAATGCACCTACCTCATATTCGTCAGCTTCTGCTGTAGCTTCTGCATTTGGTGAAACATCAGATGAATATAAATTTGCTCAGGTGTACTTTGGCGGTTACAAGAACAGTCAGATTAAGCCTTCTGTTCTGTATTTCTATCGTTACTGCGATACAGGTGTAGCACCTTTTGTTAGAGGTACAGCGTTAAAGCCTTCAACAGCGTTAGCATCTTTAAAACAGATTTCAAATGGCGCTTTTTCTGTAACTTTAACAGGCAAAATTCATACTGTTTCAAGCTTAGACTTATCTTCAGTATCTTCATTATCTGAAGTAGCAGACAAGGTTCAAGAGGCTTTAAGAGATCTTGATTCTGAATCAGAAGATGCTGAGTTATCAGTTTTAACAGTTACCTTTGATTCTGTAACTAACGCATTTACCATCACAAATGGTACATTATCTGCCGATGTCTCTGTAAGCACTCCTACAGGTGATGTCGCTCTTGCAATGGGCTTTACTGCTGATTCATGTATAGTTTCAGACGGTTCTGATTCAACCACTCTTTCAGCTACTTTCAACAAGTTAACTTTAAGCTTCCAAAACTTCGTTACCTTCACCACCTTATGGGAAGCATCAGACGATGAGGCTTTAGAATTAGGCGAATGGGCTACAGCTAATGCATCTGCTGGTGTTTGTTATCTGTATGTTCTTTGGGACAGTTCTAAAGAAAATGCTGACAGTAACAGTAAATCAATTATTGCTGAAAAGTTGATTACAGAAAACATAGCAGCAACCACTGTTGTTTATGATTCATATCGTGTTGCAGCGTTTATCATGGGTGCAGCTGCTTCTATTGCCTGGGATAATAAGAACAGCACTATTACTTTTGCTTTCAAGTCACAGGATGGATTAGGTGCAAATGTATTAGATACAGACGAAGCAAATGCTCTTGAGGGACACAAAGTCAACTTCATAGGTAACTATGCAACACGTAATGACAACTTTGTCTGGTTATACTCTGGCCGTATGTTAGGTGAATGGGACTGGATTGATACTTATCTAAATTCAATCTGGTTATGTAACGCAATGCAGGTTCAGGTAATGGCAGGATTTGAAGCTGTTAGAAGAGTACCTTACACCTTACGTGGTTACGCAATGATCCGCTCATGGCTAAGAGATGTAATTAACCGTGCAAAGAATAATGGCGTAATTGAAGCTGGTGTATCTTTATCTGAAACTCAGAAGAGCTCTTTAATCGAAGAGTTAGGTGCTGATTACTCAGACGAAATCTACAATAACGGCTACTACTTACAGATTTTAGATCCTTCAGCTCAGACAAGACAGCAACGTAAATCCCCTTCTTGTAACTTGGTTTACACCTATGGTGGTGCTGTACACCGTTTAACCATGCCTTCAATTGCTGTAGTTTAGGAGAAATAAATGAAGACTATTACTAGTGCAAACGCAATCTTAATCTTAACAGTTGAAGAGCTTTACCCTTCAGGAGTACAGATTGAGAAGTTCGCATCTGATGATGCGTTCAGCTCTGATAATGTAACTATTGCTGAGGTAAGAATGGGTGTAGATGGACAGCTTGCAGCAGGTTACACCCCTGCACCTATTCCATTTAAGATTTCATTAGAAGCTGATTCAGATTCTATTGAGTACTTAAGAAATATTGCTAACAATCAGCGATTAAATAAGACAACTTATTCAATTACAGCTTCAATTTCTATTCCTGCTCTGGATAAGGAATTTACTTTGATTAAAGGGATCCTGACTGAGGTTCCTTCAATTTTAAATGCTAAGAAAGTATTAGAGCCTACTCAGTGGGGATTTACCTTTGAAGATGTAAACGATTCTACTATTTAATTTTCCCGTAGCTAACATTGATTTGGGGTATCGAAATTGATACCCCTTTTTTATAGGTGAGATTATTACATGAGACAGATTACAAACATTACCATCGTTGATGGTGAAGCTCAATATAAGTTCAGATTAACTCAAATTCCTGCAATTAAGGCTGAAAAGTGGTTAATCAGAGTTGGTATTGCTCTGGCAAAAGCAGGATTACTCAACATTGATATAGAGAAACTAGGCGTATCAGGTTCAGATACTATGAGTACCATCACCAATTTAATAGCTCAAAAAGGCTTTAGTTTCTTTGGTCAGTTAGATCCTGACACTGTAGATCATCTGTTATTTGACCTTGTTAAAGAAACAGCTGTAAGAATGAATGACGAAGCCATCATCAATATTACTGAAAAAGAGCTTGAAATCTTTGATGATATTAGAGCTTTGTGGCAATTACAGAAAGAGGTATTTGCTGTAAATTTTTCTTCTTACAAGAACGAAAACAGCTTGAAGAAACAAGCTTAAGTTCTGGTGGTAAAACTCCTCATTTTATCCAAACACAGAACTTCTCACGCCTGTTTGCTCCACTGATACAGGAGCATTATGCAACCCTACGAGAACTAGAACAGTATTACAGCTACGAAGATGCTATGAACCTGTTAGAGTGTCTGTATGTTGCAAGAACTAACGAAAACATTGCAAATGATTTTGCAAGTAAACAGAGAACTTAAAAAATGGCAACATTAGGTGACGTACTTTTAATTAAACTCGGCTTAGATACTGGCGATATTGACAGTCAGATGAACAAAGTTGAGGAGAATGCAAAAAAGAGCACATCTAATGTTGCGCGGACATTAGATAAAACAGCTAATAATACAGCTAATCGTATGCTTGGGCTTGTTAAGGGTATCGCAGGACCTTTAGCAGCTGCTTTCTCTGTTGGAGCAATGTTTAAATCTTACTTTGGTGGATTATCACAAGTAGCTCAGATGACAGGTGCTTACTACAAGCAGTTAGATGAGTGGCGTGAGAAGATGGCAGCATTCAACCGCTACACAAAACAGGATATTGAAGTTTATGTAAAAAGCCAAAAGGCTTTAACTAACTTTAGAATTGCTGTAGCTGATTTCTCAGCTGTTCTGATGCGTTCTTTTAATCCAATACTCTTAAAAGGTGTAGAGGCTTTAAATTCATTCTCCAAGTGGTTAGGAGAACACAAGGAAGATGCAGCAAGATTCTTTAAAATCTTAGCTGTGGTTATTACTACTGCTTTGGTGCCTGCATTTATATCTCTTGCAGGTGCAATTTTAATGAATCCTATTACGTGGATCATTGCAGGTATTGTAGCTTTAGCTCTTGTTATTGATGATCTGATAGTAAGGATAAAAGGTGGTAAATCCCTCTTTGGTACTTTCTGGGATCCTTTCATTAACTTTGGTAAAAAGGCTTATGACTTTATAACAAAGTTTTATGAACGTTTTAAAAATTCAGAAGGAGTTAATACCTTCATTGAAACATTAAAGCAGTCACTAAGATCCCTATCAAACATCTTAGAGCATGTTTTTAATGGTATTGCTTACTTTGGCATTCTTTTAGCAAAGCTGTTTGACCAAGGAAATGATGCAACATGGTTCGACGGCTTAGCTCAAGCTGCAATGTTTCTTGTGAATGCTGTAGGAAGTGCTTTTAACGCAATCCTTGGTACTGTAGAAATGGTAATGGGCGCTATTGTTGCCTTGTTTACTGGAGACACTGAGCTGTTAAAACAGGGATGGTCTGATTTCTGCAGTTCATTCAAAAATCTCTTTAAGCCCGTTACTGACTGGCTAATGCAAATTATCGACTACGTTAAAGATAAATTCTTAGGAATGTTTAATTCTGTTGTCGATAAAGGCAAAAGCATGATCGAGTGGGTAAAAGGTTTAAATCCTTTCTCAAGCGATGATGATGAAGATAAGAAAGATGCTTCAAAGCCTACCACTTATGAAGGAACTGACGCTCCTATCGTAGATGATGAAGTTCAAACTTCAAGTTTACCCGAGCAGAAATCTCAAACAAGAGTACTTACAAAACTTGAAGAGAAAAAGAAAGAAACTGATATTCAGAACTTAAAGAACGTAGAGAATGTTAATAACGTTGAAAATACAAAGAGCAATGTCTTAACAACCAGTGAGAATATCAAGAATTCAAATACAACCAACGTTAAAAACATTGAGAATGTAAAACAGGTTCAAACTTCTGTTCAGGACAATTCTGTAGCCAAGTTAAATAATGAACTTGAAAAGAGAAATAAACTTGAACGTTCTTTTAGAGTTGAGCTTGCAAGACAGCAAAAAGAACTTGCTGAAATTGACAGGTTAAGAAAGGACGGTAAGTACAATGAAGCAAACAAGCGTCTTAATACACTAAAGACAGATCAGAAAACCTTACAGGGTTTTGTTAGAACAGCTAATAATCTAAAGGTTGGTGTTGCTTCAATTCCTTCACCGGAGAAAACACAACAGGTTGTTACAAATTCAAATGTAAGCAACCATACCACTACCTCTAACTCAACCTCTAATCAGAACAAGACCGTTAACAATAATATTACTATCAATGGTGCTACACCTGAAATGACACGTTCTGTAATAGAAACTGCAAACGGTCTTGATAACTCTTATTTAGCAGCGCAAAGCGTCTGCTATAACTAAGTCGTAACTCATCAATACAGATGACATTTTAATTATAGGTGGAGAATATGGCTGATGTAAAAGACGATGCTGTATTAAATTCCAGTAATGCTCAAAGCTCAACAAATGGCTTTAAAGTAAGAATTATTAACGGATTAGAGAACTTTAAAAACTATCAGGACAAAGCATTAGACAGGTTGGGCTTAAAGAATATCACCTCAGGTAATATGTTTACTCAGAGTGATATTACCAAGCTGACAGCAAACCCCTATCTTAGAAACAGCCTGCGTAAACTTGATAATTTAAAGTTCTTTAAACAGGTTAACAGGTTTCAGAATTCACAGGCTTTTGCTATTGCTAAAAAGGCAGGACTAGGTTCTTTTATCAATGGCCTTTCAGGTAACAGCAATAATCAGGGACAAAAGGTAACCAGAACATGGAACATTGTGGATGATAACGGAGAGAGGGCTGTTACTTTTAATACATTCTTTGCTATTGATGTTAAAAATGAAAGCAAAGCTATCTCCTCACCTACTGAAAACGGTTCATTTGTTTCTTACAATAAAACTCAATCCCCTATTGAGATACAGGTTGTTTTAGGTATTAAAGGAACACCTGAAACAATCTTATCAGCTGTATCTGCGTTAATGGAATTGAGCAACAATGAAACAATAGTCAGTTTGATCACGCCAGATCAGGAATACAAATCGCTTAATCTTATCAAAATGGATTATCACAGAGACGCATCAACAGGAGTTGATTTACTCACTGTTAACTGTGGCTTTGTTGAGGTACGACAGTTTAAGAGTGAATATACCAATACAAAGATTGCAAAACGCAAATCAAGAGGACAGACACAGAAAAAGCCTGAATCAATGCTTAACAGTGTGTTAAGTAAACCTGTTGATGATTTTAAAAAGTGGATTAGAAATTAGCTATGGAAGTTCTATCTGTTGAAGCATTACCAAATCAGGAATTTCAAATCATACTTGATGATCAAATCTGCCAAATTCACCTGTATCAGAAAGGTGATTACATGTTTCTTGATTTGTATATAGATGATGAAGCAATTGTTGAAGGCGCAATAGTTCAGCCTAAAACAGGCATTATTCAGTCTCCATCTAAGTTTAAAGGTCAACTTTACATTGTTGATGTAATTAACCCTGCGGATATGCCTAAGCAACCTAATTACACCGAATTGGGTGACAGATTTGAACTTGTTTATCTGACTGAAACTGAATGTAAAGATCTTGGTTTGAGGTTCTAACATGTTTGCATCTAAGATTATCTGGGGTAAAACTACCAGTGTATTAAAAAATAGTTCTTCAACCAAAACACAATCAGTAACTGAGATTAAAACCAATAAAGCTACAACCAAACAGGCATCTGCACCATCCTCTTTTAAAATCAGAAAATTGAAAGTTCAAATTACTTTAAACAAAGGAACTTTTAAAAACGGCTCTAACAGCATCATAATCTCTGATCTTGGTATGTCAGCAAACATAGAGAAATTAGGTCCACCAGATTTTGGTAAAGCTTCTGTAGAAATCTATAACTTGCCTCGTGACGTCATGGAGCGTATATCAACACTTGCAATGATGCCTATGTATCACAATTACAACTACATAAACATCTATGCAGGTGATGATTACAGCGGTTACACACAGGTATTTGCGGGAACCATAGCTTCTGCTATTGCTGATTTTAATTCACAGCCTGACATTAAAATGAAGATTGATGCTCGAGTAGGTTTCTTTGGCTCTATTACTGCACAAGGTCAGAATGTTGTTAAAGGAACGCAGAGCGTTGCAAGTTTTGTTGAGAAACAAGCAAAGATTGCAGGTTTTACATTCAAGAATGAAGGCGTAACGGCATCTGTTAAAAACGCAATTTTTAGCGGTTCACCTATTGAACAGGCCAGACAGGCTTGTGAACAGGTAGGAGCAGAACTTGTTATTGATGATGACAAAATGATCTTAATCAGTAACGGCTCATCTGTAAAAGGAACTGTACCAAAGCTAACAGCCAGTACAGGTTTGATTGGTTATCCTTCCATGTCTTCTAATGGTATCAGCTTTAAAGCTGTATTTAACCCTCAGTTTAAATTTGCAGGTCTTGTTGAGTTAAAAACTCTAGTTCCAAAATGCACAGGCCAATGGCGAATTACAAAATTAAGTCATAAGCTATCATCTAATTTACCTGGTGATGGTTCTTGGGAATCTACAATCACAGCCTACTATCCTCACATGAGTGGTGCTTGTGGAAGGTATGTATAATGTCTGAAATTACATCTACTAAAAAAGCCAGTACTCAGAGTATGTATGCTCCGTTAAGCCCTTTTAACGCTGAGGAGTATCACATACGTACACTAATTGATAAAGTTGTATTTACAGGTTTTTTAGCAAAGATTGAAAGTTGTTCCTCTTCTGGCGAAGGTGGTACTAAAACTGTTATTGCAACACCTTTAATTGCTCAAACCGATGCAGAAGGCAACGCACTTGCAACACCTTCTTATCAGGAGTTACCCCACTACAGATTTCAAGCTGGTATTGCTGCTGTCATTATGGATCCTGAACCCAATGATATTGGCGTGTTCTTATGCATGAAGGCTGATGTATCTAACATCAACAGCTCAACGACTGCTACTTCAAGACCAGCAAGCTTCAGAAAATTTAATCCCGCTGATGCAATCATGGTTGCGACAATTCACACTAAAGAACCTAAAGTTTGGGTGCATCTAAAACAGGACAAAACAATCGTTCTGCACGCTCCTAAAGGTTACACTGTAGAAACAGATGAGTATGTACATATTAAGTGTAAGACCTGCACTGTAGATGCTTCTGACAGCGTTACAGTCAACACTCAGACAGCTACTATCAATGCGCCTACAATCGTTCTGAACGGTAACGTACAGGTTACAGGAACTTTAGTATCAGGTACACAGGGCGGTGGAACTGCTACATTTAACGGTGACATTATTTCACAGAAAGATGTTATTGCTTCTGGCACTTCATTACATACCCACACTCATAATGGTGTATATCCAGGCAATGGTAATACAGGTACGCCAAACTAAAACTGTTTGTTTTTACATAAATCAACAGAAAAATCGTTCATTATTCACTAATTTTCAAGGTTCTTAATATGCACTCTCTATTCTTAGATCCTGATAAATGGGATTTGTTTGTTGATAAAAATGGCAAGATAGCTAACTGCTATGCTGAATACGCCATAGCTCAAAACGTTGCTAATGCATGTCGATTGTTTATTAAAGATGCTTATTACGATGAAGATCGTGGCATTCCTCACTTTGCTCTTGAGTTAAAAGAACAACCCTCAATAGATATTCTAAAAAACAGATTAAGAGATGCTGCGCTTGAAGTTAAAGGAGTTGCAGATGCTCAGGTTAACCATCTGACTACTACAGACAGAATGTTAGTTTGCCAAATGTTAATTCAATTAAACGATGGGACAATGATCAATGTTGCAATTTGATAGTTCAAAAGGTTTTACAGTTTCAGAAGTTGAGGATATACGCTCTGAGGTAGCATCTCAATGGAAAGAAGCTTTTAAAGAAGACAATACACCTGAGCTTAATACAGAACCTGAAACCCCTGCAGGACAGTTAATTGATTCTCAAACTGCTGCAATTTCACAAAAAGATGCTGAAATTGCTTTTCTTGCCAATCAATTTAACCCGTTGACTGCATCAGGTAAGTTTCAGGATGCATTAGGCAAGATTTATTTTTTAACCAGACATTCAGCTGTTAACTCTACCTGTGTTTGTACCTGTAAAGGTAGAGAAAACACCTTTATTCCTAAAGGCTCACTTATTCAATCTGAGGTTACTGGTATTAAATGGGAATTAATGAACGACGTCACAATTAAGAGTAATGGTTCTGTTGATGCTCAGTTTAAATGTTCTGAAACAGGCCCTGTTGAAGCAGGAGCAGATACATTAACAAACATTGTAACTACTGTTGCAGGCTGGGATAGTGTAACTAACAACGCCAGTGCTTCTGTAGGTTCTTATGAAGAATCACAATCAGCATTTGAAACTCGAAGATACAACTCTGTAGCGTTAAATTCACGAGGCACAAATGGAGCTATCTACTCTCGAATATCTCAATGCGATGGTGTTTTATCCTGTTACATCGACAGTAATAGAACCAATGTAATTAAGAAAGTAGACGGCTACAGTATCAAACCTCACAGTGTATTCATTGCTGTGATAGGCGGTAATGATCAGGACATTGCCAGAGCTATCTATGAGACGGTATCTGCAGGATGCGATTACAACGGAAATACTTCTGTAAAAGTAAAAGATGAATATACTGGAGCTACAGAAGATGTAACCTTCTTAAGACCTGAGAAATTGCAGATTTACATTAAAGTTCTTTTAAAAGACAAAGAGACTTTGCCAAATCAGTACGAGACACTTATTAAAGATGCTATTTACAACAACTTCTATGGTCTAGAAGATAATCTTATTGCTAATGAACCGCTGTTAAGAGTGGGTATGAACGAAGATATTTATGCAAGTCGATTCATCATTTCAACATTAAACAACAATATCAATAACATCATGAACATATCTATTTCATCTGATGGTACAAACTTCGAGAACATGATCCACACTCCATGTAACCGTGAACCAGTATTGTTAAAAAACAACATCATTTTGGAATTTGTTGATGAGAAGGAGGAATAAGTGTCAGAGTTTCATATCGATGCAACTATACAATCACAGTATTCAGCATCAAAACATATTTGTAACTTAGTTAACGCTTTTTGGGAATCAATCAACCCCGAAGCTGACATCGAACTGATTTACAACAAGATGATTAACCCTCTTACAGCAGAAGGCATAGGGCTTGATGTCTGGGGAAGAATTGTTGCAGCTGGTCGCACCTTTTTAGCTAAAGACGAATCACTTCCATATTTTGGCTTTGATCCTGTGAAGTTAAAAAATGAGCGAGTAGCTGATTTTAATCATGCTCCTTTTTATACGGAAGTTAACGGTCAGCTAAGATTAAGCGATGAAGCTTATAGAACTTACATTTTCGTTAAAGCTATGATTAATATTGGAAACAGTTCTTTGGCAGATCTTAACAAAATGCTGCATACAATGTTTCCTAAAGCTGATATACAAATTCTTCATATCAGTACCATGACATTACGTCTTTTAATGCGTTCTAACGTTGCCAGTGCTGACATAGCAGCGCTTTTAAACTTACCATGGTTACCTACAGGTGTTGGTCTTGAGTTTTATCAGGTGATCACCCCTACATTTGGCTTTAAAGGTTCAAACTTAAAGAACTTCGGTAATTCAACATTTTCTACTTACTCTCGTGAGGATATAGCATGAGTAAACAACCTCAAATTTGGAAACAACCTTTAGGAGACAATGCCGATAAAAACGACATTTTGGATGAAAATTTAGAAGCCGGCTTTGTTGATCAAAAAACACTGTTCAGATCAATCTTTGAAGTTCCGTTAAAAGCCGGTGGTATGGCTCCTAAGAGAAGAGATTTTAATGGATTGTTTAACCTGATTGGACAATCCATTTTTTATGCCATGAACGGTGGTGTATGGGAGTACAACACATCTGTAGATTATGACTTAGGATCATTTATTAAATACAATAATGAACTGTATTTATGTATAAAAAAGAATGGTCCTTCTGTATCTATAATTAAAGCTCCTACAGACAGCTCATACTGGCGTAAATTTGCCACAGTACAGGATCTAACCCGCTATTTACCTCTTACAGGCGGTAATATTACAGGTAATCTTACTGTTCAATCTAAGCATGTTGTTCGTTCTGTTAATAACTTCAACGCTGACAGTAAAGGCAATGTTTCTATCACAAAAGTTAACGCTTCAAATAACTCTGATCATGCAACAGAAGCAGATCATGCAACTTTAGCAGATAGAGCCTATCCAAAGCGTTCTGATGGTACAAATATCAATGTAATATGGAGTGGACAGGCAAATCAGCCTTCATGGCTTTTAGGCAGTAATAACGGTGTAGATTTCTATGTCTGGGATCCTTATAACTTTAGCGTTAAATATGCAACCTCAAGCTCTTACGCAACTAAAGCAAGTCAGAATGCTAACGGTTTAAATCTTGACAATACCATTGTTAAAAACATCAGTATCTCAGGTAGAACAATCACAGTTACAAGGTTAGATAATACCAAGTACACACTTACCACTCAAGACACAAACACAACCTACAGTAAGTTATCACAGTTTCAAAATGACTGTGGATATATCACATCTAATAACAGAGCTTATCCTCGTGAAGTAGGAGGCGGTGATATTAACTTTAACTGGAGTGGTAGAGATGGCCAACCTACATGGCTATGGGGCGGTAATGACGGCACAAACATGTACGTCTACAACCCTGCTAATTTCTCAGTCAATTACGCTAAGTCATCATGGTCAAGTACACGTGCTGTTCAGGACAGTGATGGTTTGCAGATCAATACTACTTATCTAAAAAAAGCTGATGCAGGTAAGGTTACTTTAAGAGCTACAAGAAACTATGACGGCAACTGGAGTATTACAGGATTAACAGTTGGTAAACCCTTATATATCACACATTCAGGTGGTCATTCATGCCATATACAAGTTCTTTCGGGCACAAATGACTTTGTAGGACATGCTTATAGCATTGGCGCTGTGTACTATTATTTAGCGGTTCAGAGTTCATCAGGCGCATATATTTATATTCCGACCTCTTCAACTGTTACTTTTAATATTACTAATGCATCAGATGACGGTGATGTTTTACGAGCCTACCAATAGGATTATTTATGATTAAAGTTTTTATCTTAAACGGTGAATGCATCAATGTTGACAACAAAACAGATGCAAGACGACTAATTAAAGAAGGAGCCAAAGAGGTTACTGACTTATCAATCTTTGGCGACCATGTTAAGGACGTTTGCCCTGCTAATACAAAAGTTAACGCAGATGGTTCTATTACTTTTACACCTCCTACTGATGAAGCTGTAAAACAAAAAGAAATTCAAAAAGAGATCTTAACCAAAGATAAAAGAATTGCAGAGATCAAAGAAGAACTTGTAACAGCTTATCTTTTAGATAACGAAGATACTTTAGAGGCTTTAAAGACTGAGTATAAGGAGCTTATAAATGAAGGAGTGTAAGTATTGTCTAGCGCCTTTGGATAGTAAAGGTTATTGCTCAAAACCGTGCAAGTTAGGAGCGATGCTAAAAAGAATTGCTGAATTAAATCAGAAGAGCGGGAAATAAAATCCCGCTTTTTTTATATCTATACATTTCTAAAAGGTTTATAAAACATGAGTAAACAGCCTCAAATTTGGACAAGACCATTAGGCGAAAACGCCGATGTAAACAAGATTGAAGATGACGTTGCAGTCGATTCTGGTAACGTATCTTTTGCAAAACTGTTTGGCAGAATTACAGCTGTACCACTTGAAGAAGGAGGTATAGCTCCAGAACGTGAAGATTTTAATGCTCTGTTTAAGTTATTAGGCGAAGTTGCATACTACTTCATGCATGGTGGTATTTATAACTATGTAAATAACATTGATTATGAAGTAGGCTCTTTTGTCCGTTATAACAATGAACTTTACGTTTGTGTTACTGACAATGGACCTTCAACCACAATAAAAGCTCCTACAGATTTAAGTTATTGGGCTAATGTTAAAAATGCACAAAAACTCGCCACCGCTCGTACTATTAACATTCAGGATGCAAGTGGAACCAATACAGGTACAGGTTTCGGATTTGATGGTTCTTCTGATGGTATTATCAAATTGCCTGAAATAATTAAAGCAGATCTTGACGGTAAGGCTGAATCTGCCAAAGTTGCTGACAGCGCTAAGATTGCAGACAGTTCAAAAGAATGCAGTGGTAACAGTGCTAGTGCAACAAAAGCTACACAAGACAGCGCTGGACAGCAAATTAATACCACATATATCAAGTCGATATCAGTTAGTGAGAATACCCTCACCTGCACAAAAGGAGATGGCACAACTTTTACAATTACTATAAAAAACAGTGATACAACCTATTCAAACATGAAAGGTTCAACAACAAGCGCTAATGGTTCAGCTGGCTTAGTTCCTGCGCCTGCTGCGGGCGTAGCGAACCGTTATCTAAGAAGCGACGGTCAATGGGTTGTCCCTCCTGATACAAACACTACATACAGTAAGTTAAGTCAGTTCACTAATGATTCAGGATTTATCACAAAGTCAGGCAGTTGTGCCAGTGCGACAAAAGCAATACAGGACGGTGACGGAGCAACCATAACATCAACTTATGTAAAGTTAGCATCAGCTCAAACTATTTCAGCGCAACATAATTTTTCAGCAGGTGTAAAAATCGGCGGTTGTTTAATTACAGTAGGTTAATATGGCTCGCATAAAATTTAATGTAAATGGAACAACATATTCAACTTGGAACCATACAACAAAACTAACTACTCCTAGTTTAATCTTAAATGACAATGGCACAGTAAGATATACACCTTTATTTGCTGTAAACAATGGCGCTGAGGGTACTTTAGATAATCATTGGTATTACAGATGCGGTGCTTTAGCTATTACACATAATAATACTAAGTATCATGTTGCTATAAGTCGAAGATACACGAATGTATTATCAAGAACTATCAGTACGACTATTACTCATAGTGGTAAAACAGGCACAGGTACAACTACAACAACTACAAGTAAAACAGTTACGCCTATGGGTTACCATGATTTTGGCACTCAATTTGTTGGCCCCGGCAGTTACACTGTCACCGCTGATGTTACTGTTAATTACGGTGTTACTTTTTTACAGACACCCGCAATTTACATCAATTATGGCGGAACACTTGTAAGCGCAGGTACAAGTTCATGCGTGATAAGAGTATCAGGAACAGCTACAAATTCAGGAACATCAGGCTCAAACGTAAATGTTGGTTCTGTAAGATATTTGCTAACCGTTACAGGTAATGTATCTACAACGACTACAACTACAACCTATCCAGATGAAACAAAATCAGCAGTTGCACAAGGTATTTTTAATTATGGTGTGACTTATCCTAGTGCACCTAATTTATGGACGGATGGCTCTGGTATTGCTGTGTATAACAACAACGGTAACGCATCATGTCACGTATCTAAAACATTAAGCGGTACTGTTGCTTTTGGTAAATCAGCTACTTTATCTCATAATTTCGCAGTAGGTTTTAACGGTGATTTTGGATTAGGCTAATGGAACAGTGGAAGTATTGGAAAAACTTACCTATTGTTAAAGTTTCAGACAAAGGAAAAGTTTTTGATTGTAAACGCAATTTTTTTTGTAAAACAGAAACGATTAGCGGTCATGTTTACGTTTGGATTGATGTGTTAGGCGTCAAAAGATATTTGTTAGCGCAAGTAGTTGCTGACACTTGGCTTGATAACCCTAACAATTATCATCTTATCAAGCATAAAGACGGAAACAATCTGAATAACTGTGTTTCTAACTTAGAGTTTGTAGAAACAATGGAAGATACAATCAATCATAAAGACGACAAAAAAAATATTGAACGTTGGAAAGAAAAGATGAAAAGACAACATCAAGCATTTAGGAGCTTATAATGATTTATACAATAAGTTTAAAAGAAAATAAGATTGAAAAGAAAGATGAAATTTTTTACTTTGAAATGGCACAATCTTATGAACTTACCGATTTAAGTATAAACAAGATCATCTACAATGATGATACAGATGAATACAAGTACTTTGACAATACAAACAAAGAACTTGATATAGAGCTTAACGCTTATCAGGAAAGTGTTAGAGATACAATCTTAACTACATTCCATTCTCTTTTTGATGCTGATGCTTTAAACCGCTTAAAGCAAAGAAAGATTTACGATCTGAAAACTCAATGTACTTTTAATGATTATTGCGATATTAACTGCAACTTCTTTTGCAGTTTTGGTTTGTTGTTACCAGGTGATAAGCAACATATAGACTTGTACAAAAGTTTATTGAATTACACTGATACAAATCTTGTTATCACTGATATGAATGGTGACAAACAGGAAGTTACAAAAGAGCAGCTTAACACCATTATTGAAGAGTGTCTTATCAATCTTGAATACTTGCAAAAACAGCAACAACAGGCAATTATAGAGATTGCTTCTTTTAACAGTGAAGAGAGTGTCACAAACTACAATGCGGTGATCTCCCCTTTCAACTTCTTCAGTTCTGGAGATCAATCTGAGATTGAAGATTTAAGAGTTAAAGTAAAGAACGAACTTATGTATCCTCAAACCTTATCAGATGGTTTACTTGAATTGTCAGATCAATATGAAACATCCAATACAGAAAATCAGGATGCAATTATTGAACTGTCAGATTTAGTTTGTGAATTACAGGAAGAAGTTAAACAATTAAAGGCAAAACTAGGAGCTTAAAATGAATACTTTGTACTATCGTTATGTAATTATGGGAAAGCGTACTATTGACAGCATTCCTGCATCAAGACGTGAAGCTGTAAAAGAAATGCTTATTAAAAATGGCTATACAATAAATGATGACGGCACAGTATCTAAGTCGTAACTCATTCTAAGAATGACAAAGCCTCTGTAATAGAGGCTTTATAATAACTAATTAACTTTGTCTGTAATGCCAATATCTCGTAAGAGTTTTTGAGCAAAATGTTTATCTGCTAGATGTGTAGGAATTTGAACACGACCTGTTAGTCTCCCATGAGCATCTTGTTTAATCCAAATTTCATGGGAGCCTTTACCGTTTCGGTAATATCTATAACCGTGTTCTTTTAAGATCTCAATGACAATCTTGTAGTAACCGTTCATTAAGAAAGTGCACCTATAATAATTCCATTAGGAGAAATTTTGGGATGATCCTTTTCGTCATCTACTCCATAAAGGTCAAGTCTTACTAGATCGTAAGCTCCACTTTCAATAGCTTCGATTACTTCTTGAACAGTTTTACCTTCTGCGTTGAGTCCTTTAATATCAGGACTACAACCATATATTAAGCCGGTCTCTTTTGATTTAAAAATATCATAGCGATATGATAAGGTTACACCAAACAATTTATATATTTGTTTCCAAAATGGAAGACCTATTCTATATTTCATATCTCTTCTCCAACGTTTTTCTAATGTGTAATATTACATTCTCAAAACACTTTGGTAAATATAGAAAAGTTTAACTATTTGATTTAAGACACTATAAAAGGAGTTTCTTAAGAAGAAAAGACCAATCATGCAGGATTGGTGTGATTATGTTGATCACTGCAGGGCAGAAGCTCATAAAAAGATAAAAGCAGAATTAGAGCTTAAGAATAGCTAAGCGCCAAAATTTAGAGATTTTGGAGCTTAATTTTATATTGCCGTTGCAACAACCTAAATTTATAGTGAAATAAAATTGCATTTTTTTTAATTTCCTGACAAAACTATCAGAAGAATATGTAGAAATTGATATACTGTAATATATAATGTGTTGCTTTTTATTTATTACTTTTTTTAATATGCACTGTTTACAGTAGGCGAAAAAAAAATGAAACAAAAAAATAATAAAACAAAAAAACAAAAAGAACTTGAGGCAAGAGTAAAAGCATCTGGTCTTAGACTCATAGGACAAGATATGAGTTTTCTCAATTATGGTTTTTCACAATTTGAAGACCCATTTAAACAGAAAAATACTGTAGATGGCCAAATAATGACCAATAGTATTCTAAATATTTTATAGGAGTTATGTAATGCCAAGTTGGGGAGAAATTCAACAACAGATATATACATCAAGTCCTTATGATCAGCTTAGAAGTAAGTACGTTAATCAAATATCAGATAAAACCGGAAGAAACGTTATTATCTATTATTCTGGATGGCTGCAAAAACCAAGTTTATCAAGTCCATTTTTCAGTATAGCAGACGATGATAAAAACGGCTTTATGATCAGTTGTCATGGATTGGATCGTAGCAAAGGACTAGATCTTATTCTTCACACACCAGGTGGAAGTGTAGCGGCAACAGAATCATTAATTGATTATCTTTATTCAATGTTTAAAGGTGATATAAGAGCAATAATCCCTCAATTATCTATGTCAGGAGGAACTCTTCTAGCAGTTTCTTGTAAAGAAATTATTATGGGAAGAGAGTCTAGTTTGGGGCCAGTTGACCCTCAATTTGGACAATTTGCTGCGCAATCTTATTTAAACGAATTTGAGAGAGCAGTAAAAGAAATCACAGAAAATCCTCAGAGACTTGTTATTTGGCAACAGATATTAGGAAAATTAAATCCAGGATTTTTGACAACATGTCAGAATGCGTTAGAGTGGTCTAAAGAAATTTTAGTAAACTCATTAAAAAGAGTTATGTTAAAGGATACTCCTAATCAAAGAAACAAAATTAACAAAATTGTAAGTCTGCTTTGGAATCAGAAAGTTTCAAAAAATCATTCAAGACATATTAATAAAGAACAAGCAAAGAAAGCGGGATTAGTTGTAAGAGATCTTGAAGAAGATAACGATTTACAGGATTTAATATTATCTTTACATCATCTGCTTTGTTTGACATTTCAACAAACGTCTTTACTAAAAATAATTTCAAGTGGACCAAGTGATCGTACCTGTTTAATCGCCACTTCAAAAGGAATTCCACAAAATTAAAGTTAAAGCCATAGTTTGTTCCATGGCTTATTTTCAAAAGAATCGTTAATTATCCCAGGAGTCAATAACTATTACTAATACAGCATCTCCATCTCCATCTTCACCTTTATCTGGATATGAATCAGTAACAGTCATGTTAGAATAGAAGCTCAAGTTATTAGGTCCTTTTGCTTTTGATGTATATACAGCATAACCAACACGACTGCCTTTTCTATTAGTTTCTTGTTACAAGTTCATTCTTTTTCTTATTCTTTAACAGAACATCTACACTAAAGTCAGGTGCTGTTGCAGCTTCATAAAGTCTTGCTTTATTAATGTCTCTTAAAGCAAAACACAAATTCTGAGCTTGTTTCTGCAAAGAAGCAATTTGATCATAAATAGCAAGAAGATCAGGTTTGAACATCTGATGATAGTAAAGTATATGATCAACAGCTACAGCCTGACTTTCAGTCATCAATACTCCCCTAACCTGTCCACTCTCGATCTGCTCCTGAGTATTTAAGTGAGCTTGTGGATTACCTTTATTAAGTGCGATTGCATAACCTTGCTTAAAAGCTCTGTTTGCAATATCAACTAATGCAACAAAACTTTCATCAGACAGGTTGTTCTTGTCACTTAAAGTTTTAATCTCTTCTACATACCAGCAACGTTTCTGCTTTGGCTGTTCTTTTTTCTGTGTATAAGCCCCTTGAGCGCGAATTGAAGGTAATACTTCATTACAAATCCACTGACGGAACTCACGGGCAACTTTGGCACGTGATCTCATCATTACGAAATATAACTGTGGCTCGGTGATGAAAGTTACATTCTGGGTTCCACCTTGAGTTTTGAAAGGGGTTACGTTTAATGTAACCCCCTCAAATTCTTCTTTAAGCTGATTGATTACATGATTGATATTAGAGAGCTGAAGAGTTGAGCATACATCTTTTAGACAAAACAAGATTTCGCCGTTTTCTGAAGTGATTACTCTGATATTTGATTTGTGAAAATCGTAGGTTGAAAGATTAGAATTTGCCATGATTGGCTCCTAGTTAAGATGTTTTCAATTTGCCTTTTGGGCGGTGAGTGCTGAAAACCCCGTAACTAGCCGGGTGGTATTTATTCGATGTATTCATACCACACTCACCATACAGCAGACACACGAAGTCTAATGACTGTGTATTTAAAGAGGTGAGATGACGCTTGTCGCAACATCTGCGCTAGTTATATGTCGTGGTTTTCAAGCACGGTAGGGAAGTCCCCTACATTGGCGATAATAGCGCAGAAAAATGGGAGCGTCAAGGAGTTGTTACATATTCAATGTATGCGTTTTTAATTTCTCCATCCTTGGCTATTGTTTCATTTATTTTAAACTTCAATGATCGACCTTGTTCACAAGATGACCAGATTAACTTTATTTGTTCTTCGGTTAAAGAACCATCTTCGCAGTTAAATGTTGCATCTACAGTAGAGTTACTTTTATCCTCAGATTTTAAATGCAGCCTTAAAGAAGGGGTTTGAATAACATCAGATTAAATTCATTTATTTTAAATAATCTACACAAAATGTATCGTTTTTCCATATTTATAGTTATAATATCATAAAATTGGGATAATTTGTTCAATCCAATAAATTGAAAAATGTATTCAGAGATATTGTTTAATACTTTTAAGGTTCTAATACTATGATGGATGACCTGTCAGTAAAGATTAAAAATATTGAAATTGATAATTTTAAAAATACCATTCATGGGGCTCTCTCTTTGGACAATAAAAAAAGTGATAGCCACAACAGTGTGCTTGCTCTGTTTGGACAGAATGGTTCAGGAAAAACATCAGTAATTGAGGGGCTTGAGATCTTAAAGTCTGTGCTTCAAGGCCGTCCTTTAGAGCATTCAGTATTAAATTACATCAATGTAGATTCAGAGAATTTTTACTTAAAATTCAATTTCTCACTATCAAATGAGAAAGCAGTCGAAGTATATGAAGTATCTTATGAATTTAAGGTAAAACAAAATACCGATATATCCGAAGCGACTTTGTCTTTGAATGAAGAAAAACTTCCAGAAATTTACGATGAGATACTCTCTTTAACGATCAGAAATGACTCTTTAAAGAAAGGTAGAAAACAAGCGACAATCAGAACAAATGTAAGTTCAGCTAAAGATGTTTTCCTTCCACGAAAAAAGTATGACGAATTATTTGGTGGTAACGAGAATATAAAACAAGAATTGATTGTTACAAAATTGCTCGCCAAAAATCAATCAAGATCATTTATATTCTCCAATAAGTTCGCTTCGTTAATTATTGATGATAAAAAAAATGAAATAATCCCTGCAATAATAAAAAGACTGAAATTATATGCACAAACACAGCTTTTTGTTATATCTACATCTAATTCATCACTTATCAGTCTTGGTGCTCTTCCTCTGTCATTTAAAAGTGAAAATGCGTCAGGAACAGTATTTTTAAGCTTAGCAGCGCCGAACAAAATACCAGCTCAAATATTCAATATTTATTCAAATGTCATTAATAACATGAATATAGTTTTGAATAAAATCGTACCTAAATTACAGGTTGGTATCGTAAGCAGAAAAACAGAATTTGACGAAAACAACAATGAAATAAGTCTTGTTGAATTAACTTCTAAAAAAAATGAAAAAGAAATACCTTTAAAGTACGAATCTGAAGGTATTAAAAAAATCATTTCTGTATTAAATTTATTGATTAAAGTTTATAACGAGCCTTCAATCACTGTTGCTATTGATGAGCTGGATTCAGGAATTTTTGAATATCTTTTAGGTGAAATATTAAAGATTATTTCTAAAGCAGGAGAAGGACAGCTAATATTTACTGCACACAACTTAAGGGCACTTGAAACCATTGATAAATCTTTTATTGCCTTTACCACAACAAATAAAGAAAACAGATACACAAGACTTACCAATATTAAGACAAATAATAATTTAAGAAAATACTACTATAGAGCTATTCAGCTTGGCTTGACTCAAGAAAGTTTATACGATGAAACTGACAATGCTGAAATTGAATTTGCATTTGCAAAGGCAGGAATGAAATCGTGAAAAAGAACGTCATTGTTGTAATTGTTGAAGGTAAATCAGAAAGAATTGCGTTATCTAAATCGTTATCTGATTTATTAAAAAATGATAAGGTAAATGTTATCGTAGCAGGTGGTGATATTACTTCTAAAAAAAATGTGACATCAAATAACATCATTAGTCATATAAATAATCTTGTAAAAGAAGAAATAGAAACAAATTTTTATAAGAAGAGTGATGTATCAAAAATTATTCAAATTATTGATATGGATGGAGCGTTCATACATTGTAGCCATATTGTTTTTGATAAAAACTGTGAAGATCCATTTTACACGCTAAACGAAATTAAAACTAATAACGTCGATGGAATTAAACAAAGAAATTTACAAAAATCTCAAAATATCCGTAAATTATTTCAAACAAAAGAAATCGGAAAAATTCCATATGAATGCTACTACATGTCATGTAATCTAGATCATGTAATGTACGATTTGCAAAATTGCGCTTCAAATTTAAAAGTAAAAAAAGCAAAAGAATTTGCAATTCATTGTGAAAACTCCAATGATTTTTTAAATTTCATCAAGAATTCTGATTTTTCAGTAGTAAATGGTTATAAAGAAAGCTGGTGTTTTATACAGCAATCATTAAATTCTTTAAATAGGTTTACTAATTTGGCTTTATGCTTTGAAGATAGATAATTTCTTTTTAGTTCATTAGTGGTGAACGTTAGGAAAATCATACTGTTTTCATCAAGGAACTGTTAAAAAAAGATATCGGCAAAGCCAATGAGTTTTATCAGAGAGGATGTGAGCTTGATAATTGCACGGCATCCCCTATATTAGATAAATATATTGAGTGGACTTAATGGTGTTTACACAGTTTATCGTTCACTCTCTGAAGTATCTTTTGAAATTGAGTAAATACTCATTCTGATTGGAGTTCCATCTTCATTGAGTTCTAATTGACCGTTAACAATTAAATTACCACTTAAACTTCTATTTGCAAAAGAATCTAGATACTCATTATGAGTATGTCTAAAGTTTCCATCTACAATGATTGCAGGAATAATATAATCTTTGTAACTGCTAGGATCAGTGTAGATAATAGTGCAAGCTCCATTGGTTTTATCTAGTTTTCTTAAAGTTACCTCACAATCAAAAACATTCAAGTATGTATTTTCGTTTTTAAAACTCTCTTTTGTCTCACTGTCAGCGCTAAATATAACTTTTTTATCCAACAAACCTTCAATAACTTCACATTCAGTATTAACAGGATTTAAAAAACTTCTTCCCGATGAGTTTAATTTTTTTAAGTGTAAGTTAAATTCGTCAGCTTGCTTTTGACTTGTAGCTTTAATTTCATTTATTTGGTCGTTGCTATATTGGAGAGCTTTATATGCTCCTTCAATAATTTCAGACTGCCTTTTAATTAGTTCGTCTTTATTATCCATCCTTTTATTGATATCTGATATTTGGTCTTTTAGATGTTTACATTCCAATGACAGCCTTTCAATTTCTACATCTCGAGAAGTGATCTGTTTCGACTTTCTATTAGATAAAAATATCCCTAGAAAAAAGCTTAATAGTGCAGTTCCTGCACCATCAAAAAGACCGAGATCTTGGACATAAACCCAAACTGTTGTGATTATAGAACCTTTTGTTAATTCAGCTTTGGTAGTAACTTTAATGTTAGAACTGTTAGGATCTATCCTTCCACGTACAGATAAATTAGTTAAACCAATTAACACCTTAGCTAAACCTTGCCATGACTTAGCTAAAGATGACAATTCCATTTCGTTATCATTGTTAAATAACTTATCGTAATGGATTGTTAACTTCAAAAATTCCTGATTTTTCTTAACCATTGGATTAAAGTCCCAATTAAATTCAAAATCAAAAGTCGTCATAATAAACACTCAACAAGCTAATTAATACAATTAATCAAAAATATCCACTAAACAAAACTGACTGTTTTGTGCTAGCAATCACTAAATATTAAAAACTTTAACTACTAAACAAACAGCAATAGCTATATCTGTCAGAATTTACACTCCAGTGCTACCAAATCCACCATCACCACGATGGGTACCAACTCCAATAACCTTACCTTCAATCATCTTGATATTTGGTAAAGGTAAGATAACCAACTGAGCAATACGATTACCCTTAAATATCTTTGTTACATTAAAAGGCTCTAAAACCACTCTGATTGAGCCTGTGTAGCCTGCATCAACAACGCCAATAGGTGTACCAATGCCTTTAACATTGAATGAAGAACGTGGGCATACAAGACCTACATAGCCTTCAGGAATTAGAATATGTACACCTGTATCAATAACATTTGTGACTTTAGGTTCTAAGATCTGATCTTCTTTACAGGCAAGATCAAAGCCTGCATCGCTGTCATGTGCTCGCATTGGAGCGCAAGCACCTTCATCTAATTCATATTTAATTTGCATGTTGTATTTTTCCTTCATTAACCAACTCTGAAATTCTGCTTACAGTGAAACCTCTTTGATCTTTTAAGAACATGAACTGACTTAAACGGATCTTGTAAAAAGAACAGAAAGCATCAGCTGATTCAAATACACGACCGTCACAGTCAACATAAGTCATAGTTGTTTTCTTGGTTAAATCACGTTCAGCTCTTTTACTGTCTTTTATCTGTTTTCCTACCTTGATGCTCTGAGCAAATGAATTACTGTGCCATTTACCATTACTCTTCTTTGTTTCGACCTGTTTTACCTTAGTACGACCTGACATTGTTTCTAGCTTAATCTTGTAGTCTTCCTCTGCGTTTTTAAGTGCCAGGTCGTAAGGTAAGTCATAATCTTTCATGTACTCAAAACAAACAGCTTCAATGTACTTTTCACGGTTCTTTACAAGTTCAGAAATGGATTTGTAATGAATAAACATAGCAGCACCTTTTAAGCAGCGAACTCTAATAACTTCTGTCTGAACTGCTCACGAACTTTAATATCTTTATCAAGCTTTAAATCTTTAACAAACATCAAAGCATCAAAAGCATCTAAAAGTCGGTTTAAAGCTTTGGCATACTGCAAATCAGTAGATGCATCTTTCTTTAACTCAAAGCGGACAATGCGATTTAATGAATCATCATTCAGATCGTTAATAATTGAATGAATAAAGTCATCAGCAAAACCCAGTGACTGTAACACCTTTGTACCGTTATAAGTGGCACCTAGGATTTTAAAAGTTTTATCTACATCTTTTGGCTGTTCTTGCACTGTCTGTTCAATAGATACTGTCTCCTCTGTCTTAGTTGCAACTGTTTCTTTACTCTCTTCTTGTGTCTTCTTAATGTCTTCATTCTTATTAACTTTTAAAGGTGTGGTTAATGCCTTCTCCATACTCCAGTGATATTTGTATACACGAGCCTTATATACATCGTGAGAAATATGGTGAAACTCGCACATATCTTTAATTGACTCAAACTCATTACCTAAATGATCTGTTACTTTCATCTCTAATCTCCCCAAAATCTGTCTGACTGTTCCTGTTGTTTAGCAAAATAAGCTTCTACGTAGCTGTCATCGCAAACTTCATCATCAGGATCGTAATCGTCATACTCACGATCGTCTTCTTCGTAGTCCTCATCATCTTCATCAGGTACTTCTACCCAATCATCAGGTTCAGAAATACTTTCACTGCCTGCACGACCTCTATATTCCAAATGCATAGTTACTCCTGTAATTTTTCAATCTCATCTTCGTGCTTGAAGTACCACTGTAAAGCGTACTTCTTACACATCAACTTAAATTCATGGTTACTGATACCAAGCTCGCTGACCATGACATCTACACTGTCACCATCAAATTCCAAACTTTGCAGCAATTCAGTAAATGTCATGCCCAGAGGCTTAACAATTCTTTTAAAGAGCTCATCAATGTTCTCATCTACACTCTGATAAACTCTTTTATTGCTCTTATAAAAACTTTCAATCTCTTCTACTGACCAACCTTCACGAAGTCTTTTTCTTGCCGTGTTACGTGATATTCCTGTTGCCTTACATAAGGCTTTTAAACTCATAGCACCCTCACGACTGATTTAAATACACACAATAAATCAGGACCAAAGAAACGCTGTCTTCTTCCAAATGTCATGACTCTGACCCCTCTTAACCTATTTTTTCTTTTTAAAAGCTGAAACATTGCTGTTGATATACCTAAAAGAGATGCTGCATCCTGAGCTGATACCCAGTTCTTAATGTTAGAAACTTCAATTTCAGTGGCATTGAGTGCTAAAGGCTGTTCCCTTTCTTCTTTCTTTAACACTTCATACTCTTTAATCTCTTCATCTGTTGGTATGTGACCTATCATCATCGGTTTTGCCATAACCAGCTCCTATGCTTCAACAGCAATTGAAGAGCCGAACTTTTCACCTTCTTTGTCGTATTTGTTCTGAATTTTCTGAAACAGACTGAAGAACAGTGATACGTGTTGTTTGCATTTTCTTAAAGTTGATGCTTTGATGTATAAAACTATCCTTTCTAAGTTCTCATCAAATACCTTGAAAGTAACATTACCTGAAATGCCACTGAATCTAATCATGTCGTCAAATACAGATGCCCAGTTAGCATCACTTGATAGAGTTTCAAGTGTTTCGTCTTCATTGATAATGCTTACTGTGAAACGGTGTTTAAATAAGTCAGTTTTCATTTTTCAATCTCTCTAATATTCAAAAATCTCATACAATGTGAACCAAAAGGCTAACAGTCCCATAGTGATGATTAAATCAACCGCTATGCGTTTAGCTTGCCTTAGCTTCTGTTGGTAACTTGGTGTCTTTAACATTCTTTAAAAGCTCCTCTAGTAGGTCGTCTGAGGTTGCGTTATCTTTGATGGATACACGCTGATTAGCCTCATCTACAGCTCTTAAAAAGCTTGCAATAGCTTCACCTGCTGTTTTCAGATTGTTGTTTGTTTCCTGGCAGAACTTGGCCTTAGTACGCATGAACTGACCTATTAAAGCTGAAGCAAGCTTTTGAACGACAAGCTTTTTAGAAGCCTGAAAGATAACCTTCAAGAGATTGATATATCCGTCTACAACCTGCTCTGTAGGTGCGTTGTCCCAGTGGAATGAAATCAAATCTTTTAGACGTAAAACAGCCATGCTTTCATCGTTTTTATCTGAGATTGAGACAACAAATTCGTGTGTATCTAACTCATAGAAGTCACTTGCGATACGGTCTTTGGTGCGACCATCAAGAACAGTAATGCATTCATACAGTAGCTTTGTTGCTTCATTCTTATAGATTGGTTGCAGATATGGAGGTAACTCAGAGACAACCTGTTCTTCTAGTGGTTTTACCTCAGTAGCAGTCTCAGCTTCAACCTTAACAGGTTCAGATTCAACCTTAACTTTCTTAGCCTTTTCTTTCTTAGGAACAGGCTTAGCTTCAACCGGTTCTGCTACAGTCATTTGCTCAATAGCAGAGGTCATTAAAGCTTTAGAAATCTGAGAGTAAAGATCACCTTCTCTTTCTTCAAGCTCATTCTTTTTCTTTTTAGTTTCGTCATTTAAAAGGATTGGAGAAACGTCTAAATATTTAGCTGCTAAGTGAGCAGCGGTTTCTACTTCCTTGTTAAAAGCTACAAGTGCAGCACCAGCTTCAAGGTAGTCGTTCTTTAAGTCATCTGATATTGTGAGTGTTAGTTGCATTTTGTTTACCTGTGTATTTATAAAATCATTATTATGTAAATTTTGTATGTTTTAAATATACATCTGTCAAACACAAAACGCAAGATTTTATTTACATAAGTAAACAAGAATTTTTAAAATTTTGTGATAAAAGTTAAAAAGAAATAAAAAAAGCTACCTTTGTAGAGGTAGCTTTGAAGTTGTGTAAAGTAAAGAACTAAGAAACGTCTCCACAGCGTTCAATTACTTTTCCAATAATAATGATTTGATTAGCTTCTTCAGACGTTAATATCTCATCCTTATAAGTTGGATTATCCGACCTGATAATTAGATTTTTAAAAGTCTTTATAAGTCTTTTTACTCTAAGCGAATGATCATAAACAATTGCATAGATGCTATTATCTACAATCTGTTGATTATTAGCACAATCTACTAAGATACAGTCTCCAGCACGGATCAGCGGATCCATACTGTCACCTATAACTCTAAAGCGCTTACAGTACTTAGGATTGATTCCTCTATCAACGAAGTAAGAAAGCCTATAAGTAGCCTTTTCAGTATCTTCAATCTCATCATAAGTAGGCTCAGGCGCATCGCCACAACCAAATGTAACTCTGTACTCAGGAATTTGAATAAATCCTTCTGACACCTCTTCAGATTTATCTAACGGTATGATGTTCTGAGCTTCTTTCTCTCCTTCACCTGACACAAGCCAATCAGCTGATACATTAAGGACTGACGCCATTTTTAATAAAGCATCTCCTTTTGGAAGTTGCCTAGTTCCTTTTCTCCAGTGACTTACAGTACCTGGCGAAACACCTATTGCAGAGGCAAGCTCGTTTCCTTTCATTTTTGACTCGGAAAGAGCTATCGCCAAACGATCTTTAAATTCACTCATTTTCATTCCAAAAAAAAATAAAACATTGTTGACATAAGTATAGTTTAATCTAAAAATTTTTCTTGACAAATGTATACTCACGTATATACTGAATTTATCAATGACAATATTTATTTACATACAGGAGATTTTTTTAACAATGCCAAAATCAAGACCTCTGTCTCCAGAGTTGTCAGTAAAGATTATTGATGACATTGGACAGGTTAGGCTGTCACAGATGCTTGGTATTACGCCTGGCGCTGTCTCGCACTGGAAGAAAAGAGGAATTCCATTCTACTACGTAGATTTTTTAATTAGACACTTTCCAAAAATTAACATTCAGATAGGAGTTTTAAATGAATAGTGTTGATGTTGAATCACAGCCTGCAACAACTGCTGCTGTTGTCTGTCAGATAGTAACCGAACTTGATCAAGTGAGAATTTGTCTTGATCAGATCCAAAAGAAATTATCTGTTTTTACTTCAGGTAAAGAAGGTGAAATTAAATATGTTGAAAAAAACTCAGTCACATTAAAAGAGCTAAAAGGTGTTTTAGCTCAAGTAATGGCTAGCGGTAAAGAAGGTAAAAGCGAAGTGATCAAAATGTTTAACAAATACGGTGCTTCAAAGTTATCTGAAGTAAAAGAAGAATATTACTTAGCATTATATCAGGAGGCTTGTGAATGGCTGAATATTCCATTTTAATCGGTCAAGGCAGACAATCTTCTGAGCATTCTGTACTTAGTGCATCTTCTGCTCACAGATGGCTTAACTGTACAGCTTCTATCAAAGCAAGTGAAGGCATGCCTGACAATGTATCAGATTTTGCTCAGACAGGAACAAATGTTCATGAGCTTTGTTGTTATAAAGCAGCAAAACTCTTAGAAGCTAAAAACTGCCCTGCAAAACCTGAACATGAGTACACAACCGAAGATGAACTCAACGCATCTGCTTACGCAGACTTCGTTAAATCACATGTATCAGATAAAACTCTGCTAATAGCCTTAGAGCAGACTGTAGATTACTCAGAATTTACAGCTGACGGGAGCTATGGTACAGCTGACTGTCTGATCATTGATGACGATTCAATTACTGTTATCGATTATAAAAACGGCGCTGGTGTTAAGGTTGATTGTACTTTTAACCCACAGATGATGCTTTACGCATTAGGTGCTTACTCTGTTTTTAAAGATATCTTATCTGAAATTAAAACAGTAACTATGGCTATCTATCAGCCAAACATTAACAACATTTCAACTCAACAGCTAACTTTTGATGAGCTTATTAAAGCAACTGATAGCTTTAAAGATAAAGCTAAAGAAGCTCTATCTGGTAATGGCACCGCTAAGTGTGGTGACTGGTGTCGTTTCTGTAAAGCAAAAGCTGTTTGCAGTGAAAGAGCAAAGCAGTTTAGTGAACTGATTCAGTCTTTTAACGACTATTGCGAAAACGAAGATAACGCTGTTACAAGCTTATCAGAAGTTCAAATTCTTGAGGTTCTAAAAAAAGGTTCTGAGCTTTGTGCTTGGGTTAAGGATGTTCAGGAATATGCACTTAACTGCGCCAAAGTTGGTAAGGAGTGGCAAGGATTTAAGCTATCTAGCAGATCAGTAAGGAAGTACACTTCAGACACAGAGGTTGCTATAGCTCTTCAAAACGCAGGTATTGAGCCTTACGAAGTTGTTAAAAAACTTAAGACAATTACAAATGTAGAAAAAGAGTTAGGTAAGAAAAAAACAGCTGAAGTTTTAAACGGGCTGGTAGAAAAAGTTCCAGGTAAAGAAACACTGACAGCGGTTTAACACTGTCAGTAAACAAAATGTAACTAAGGAAAATTATATGTCAATTAAACTAAATATCACAAGAGGCGTGATTCAAAGACCTCAAAAAGTTGTGATCTATGGCCCTGAAGGTATTGGAAAAACATCACTTGCATCAAAGTTTCCTGCTCCTCTGTTTATTGATACTGAGGGCGGTTCTGCTCATTTAGATGTTGCTCGTATTGAATGTCGTCAGTCATGGCAGGAACTTATCGAAACTGTAAAAGCAGTTGCTGAGCAGGATGTATGCAAGACCTTAATCATTGATACAGCTGATTGGGCTGAGCAACTAGCTGTTGAGCATTTATGTAAAAAGTACAATCAGCCATCTATCGAAAGTTTTGGTTATGGTAAAGGCTACACATACTTAAGTGAAGAATTTTCTAATTTACTGTCTGAACTCGAGAATGTGATCAAGTCAGGAAAGAATGTAGTTGTTACTGCTCACGCAAAAATGCGTAAGCAAGAACTTCCTGATGGAGATGCTGCATTTGATCGCTGGGAGTTAAAACTCTCTCGTTCTGTTGCACCTCTGGTTAAAGAATGGGCTGACATGGTTTTGTTTTTGAATTACAAAACAGACATTCAATACACAGAAAACAATGTAGCTAAAGCCAAGAATGGTAAACGTGTGATGTACACAACTCATCACAGCTGTTGGGATGCCAAAAACAGACAAGGTTTAGCAGATATGCTTGATCTTGATTACAAGAACATCAGCTTTATCTTTGAACATCATTCTCTACGTGAACTGATGGCAAGAGATAACGTTACAGAAGAACAAATCAGAGAATTACTTAAAAAGAGTGATTCTTACAACCCTGATTTACCACTTGAGAGTTATACAAGCAAACTTGTACCTAAGTGGGAAATGATCCTTTCAAAATTATCTACTTTTTAATATCTGGAGAAATAATTATGCAAGATATTGGTCATACTTTAGATTGGGATGATGTTTTTACCCAAGATGGTCAGGAATTCATTATTTTAGAGCCTGGCATTTATAACTTTACTGTAAAAGAGTTCAAGCGTGGTCGTTTCCCTGGCAGTCCGAAGATCCCTGCCTGCAATAAAGCAGAATTAATTCTTGAGATTAATTCTGATAAAGGACCAGTCTCAGTTAAGAGCGACTTAATCATGTTCTCTTCAATGGAGTGGAAGATCTCTTCATTCTTACGCTCTGTAGGTCTTAAAAAACATGGTGAAACTGTAAAAGTTAAGTGGGATGAGCTTGTTGGTAAAGCAGGTCGTTGCTCAATTACCAACAGAAAATATGTAGACAAAAACGGAAAAGAACAGACAGCCAATGATGTTGACAGGTTCTTAGATCCTGAGAATGTTCAAACCACTATCAATGCTGTTCAAACAAAGAATGACGATGATTTGTTAGGATAGTAGCATGCAACTAAGACCATATCAGGAAGAAGCTGTTAATGCAGCTTTTAATGAGTGGCAAATGGGCAGGGGTAAAACCCTGCTCGTCTTAGCCACAGGAACAGGAAAAACTATCATTTTCTCTACAGTAGCTAAAAGATTTGTTGAAGCTAATCCATACTGTAGAGTGCTTGTACTTGCTCATAGAGATGAACTTTTACAACAGGCTGCAGATAAACTCAAATTTGCTACAGGTTTAGATGCTGACTTTGAAAAAGCAGAGCTTACAGCGATAAATAGTAGCAAACAGATTGTAATTGGCTCAATTCAGACATTAAACAATGAGAAGAGATTAAAAGCTTACTCTCAAAATGCTTTTAATCTTATCATTATCGATGAAGCTCATCATTGTTTGTCAGAATCATATCAAAAAGTACTAGGTTATTTCAATAACTCTAAAGTACTAGGTGTTACTGCCACGCCAGACAGAGCCGATAAAAAAGCTTTATCAAAGTTTTTTGAATCTATGGCTTATGAGTACTCTATCGCCAGAGCTATTAGAGAAGGCTATCTTTCTCCAATGAAAGCACTGATGATTCCTCTTTCAATTGATCTGACTAATGTTAAAGAGAGTTGTGGAGACTATGTTTTATCTTCTCTAGGAGATACTATCGAGCCATATCTACAACAGATAGCACAGCAGATGAAAAACTATTGTCTAAATCGCAAAACAGTAGTTTTTCTGCCTCTTGTACAGATTTCTCAACAGTTCAGAGATTTACTTAACTCAATGGGGTTTAGAGCTGCAGAGGTTAATGGAGAGAGTACTAATCGCAAAGAGATTTTAAAAGCGTTTGAAGAAAACAAGTTTAACGTGATCTGCAACTCAATGCTTCTTACCGAAGGTTGGGACTGCCCTTCTGTCGACTGTATCGTAGTTTTGCGCCCTACAAAATCAAGAGCCCTGTATACTCAGATGGTTGGTAGAGGTATGCGTTTATCAGAAGGCAAAACAGAATTATTACTGTTAGATTTTCTATGGCAAACTCAAAAACTTTCTCTTTGCAGGCCTTCAGCTCTTATCTCTAAAGATGAAGAACACGCTGAAAAAGTTAACGAAAAAATTAAAAATGCCAATGAAGCTGTAGACATCATGGAGGCTGAAGAAGAAGCTGACATTGATATTATCGAACAGCGTAAAAAAGCCCTGGCAAAACAACTTGAAGAACAAAAACATAAAAAAGCCAAACTTGTTGATCCTTTATTCTTTGCTTTTTCTATCAATAGTGAAGTACTTACAGACTATCAACCAACTTACGATTGGGAAAGTCAGCCAATTTCAGATAAGCAAAAAACATGTCTTGAAAAGTACGGTATTGATTATTTGAATATCAGAACAAAAGGTGAAGCCAGTGTTCTGCTAGATATTCTCTCAAGAAGACAGAACGAAAACCTTGCTAGACCAAAGCAGATCAGAAAGCTTGAATCTTATGGATTTAAAAACGTTTATCTATGGACATATAACCAAGCTACCCAAATGATAGGCGCTATTGCAACCAATCGCTGGAGAGTTCCTCTTAACATTGTACCTTCACAGTATCAACCTAGATAAGGAGCGTAAATATGGAACAAATTAAAAAGAAAGATCTTATTAGCGCTCTAAAGTATATCAAACCATCAGATTTGGATTATCAAGGATGGATCGAGGTAGGCATGGGGCTTAAAGAAGAAGGTTTTGATTGGACAACATGGGACGAATGGTCACGTGATGACGCCAGATACAAACCTCATGTATGTGAAACTAAATGGCATTCTTTTAATGGCTCTACTTCAAACATCACTGGAGCAACTATCTTAAAAAGAGCTATCGATAATGGCTGGTCACCTGCTAATGGTGGCTATGAATTATCTTTTGATGACTACTTTACAGATGATGAAATGCCAATAGCAAACAAAACACCTGTAGAGCAGTTTAGAGAGTACTTAACTACTCTTTTCAAAGAAGATGAACACGTCAACATTGTTATTGAATCAATACAACGTGAAGATGGTAAATGGACACCTTGCGCTAAAGGTGACAGCTCTCGCACTGCAGGTGAGTTAATCAGAGAGCTTGACAGACATCCTAAAGATCTTGGAGCTACCATTGGAGATTGGAATGAAGAAGCTGGTGCTTGGATTAGATTTAATCCTTGTGACGGTAAAGGTGTTAGAAACACCAATACTACAGCTTACAGGTTTGCTTTGGTTGAATCTGATGAAATAAGTATCGAAGAACAGAGAAAAGCTTATATTAAGTACAATCTACCTATAGCAGCGCTCGTGTATTCTGGTACAAAGTCACTCCATGCTATTGTCAGAATCGATGCTAAAGATGAGAAAGAATATGCCCAAAGAGTATCTTTCTTATATCAATTCTTAGAGGATAAAGGCTTTAAACTCGACACTCAGAATAAGAATGTAATGCGCCTTTCAAGACTACCTGGTGCAAGCAGAAACGGTAACATCCAAAGTTTAGAAGCTACAAATATAGGTGCATCTTCATGGTCTGAGTGGCGTAATTCTCAGGATGATTCAGAAGCAGATCTGCCACCAATGGAATCTCTTGATTCTTACTTTGCACATCCTACCGAGTTACCAAAACCAATTATTGACGGCATTCTGCGTCAGGGAAGAAAGATGATTTTACTCGGAGATTCTAAAGCTGGTAAGTCATTCTGCCTGATGCAACTGGTTGTAGCTTTTGCAGAAGGCTCTAAGTGGTTAGGCTGTAAGTGCGAAAAACTAGATAAAGTTCTTTATATCAACTTTGAGATTGCTAAAGACGCTGCTAACAAACGTTTCTTAGATATCTACAAAGCTTTAGGCTTACCAACAGATCCTAAAAAAAACAACTGTAAGAACATTATCATGTGGCACTTAAGAGGTAAGGCTGTATCCATTAAGAGCTTATATAAGAGCATCATTAGCGGTGTTAACAATTACTCAGGTATTCAAGCCATTGTTATCGACCCTATCTATAAGATTTTAGGCGGTGATGAAAACTCTGCAGCTGATGTTACAGAGTTCTGTAATGCAATGGATAAAATTGCTGTAGAGACAGGTGCCAGTGTGATTTATGCTCACCATCACGCAAAAGGAGCCCAAAGTGGAAAGAAGTCAATTGATAGAGGTTCAGGCTCAGGTGTGTTAGCTCGTGATCCTGACGCTATATTAGATATTTCTGCACTGGATATAACCACTGTTGATAACAGTAATGATACAGAATCAAAGATATCATGGTCAGGCTCAATTAACGGAGACAACCAAAATGCATTTAGAGTTACAGGCTCTCTGCGTGAGTTTAAACAAATCAACCCTATCAATGTTTGGTTTAATTACCCTATCCACGTTGTTGATACAACAGGAGAACTTGAAAAACAGTTTTTGGAAGGAGATACCAGAAACAACCTAAAACAAAATCAAACCAGCCCTCAAGAAAAAAAGAAAATACTTAGAGACGCATTATTAATTCTTGATCCTGCATGCGAGGGTTGTAATGTTACTGAGATATCAGAATATATAGGCAGAACACGTAAAACCACACTTGCGTGGCTTAAGCAATGCGGTACTGCTTTTCAGCAACAAAAAAATCTATGGTTTACGGCTGAATCTCTAGCCAGAAAATTAAGACATTTATCTTCTATTGAAGATGAACTTGATTAGTAAATATGAATATTGTTATAAAAATTGAGGTGAGTAATGACTGTTTTTGATGTGAGTAAAATGGGAACTTTCACCCAATTACTCACAGTGAGTAGTCTACTCACTCGAGTGAGTAAAATGGGGATTTTCTCCTTTTACTCACAGTGAGTAAATGGGTAAATCTCCGTATTACTCACTGTGAGTAAATGGGCGTTTTTCCGTCTACTCACAGTGAGTAAATCGGGTATATATATATAAATATATATATAGGGTATTAAAAACCCTATATATTTATACATATATCTGAAAGCGACTACCCACCCTGAGTAGAAAATTTTTACACTACTCACTTTTGACAAGTAAAAAATTTGAACTGAGAAAAAAGACAACTTGCAAATGGTTGTTCTGGCTTTTTAGTTTTGATGTGGTAGTCAATGGTATTTTGTTTTATGGTTGATAAAAGGTGATCTATGCGCATAAGAAAGCTATCTTACGAGTTTTTAAATTCAGTCAGGACAGGATATAACTTTCCTGCGTGGGTAGAAGCGTTTGGACACTGGGCAAGAGTTGATCTTGATAATCCGAAAAACTACCGTTGTTGGCTAGGGGCTAAATTTCACTCAGAAGAGCCTGTCGAGCACAAGAGATATATTCCTATACGTGACGATGAGGCATTAGCCCTTGACGAGGCTTTAAATGGTGTCTGTGGGCAAAATAAATACTACAAGTCACTCATCGAAGAGTTTGTGATCAAAGAAAGTTCATGTCTGGATGTTTTAAGATCAAAATGGATTGGTCACAGGTACAAGAAACTTAACCGCCAGTTTAATTTAAAAACTCTGATTGAAGACAAAGAAAACCTTTACGAAGATATCCGTCTTGCAGTGATGGATAAATTGGAGATGAGAGATGAGTGATACTGAACACAGTATGCTTTATTTTGGTTTGGTATTATTAAATTGAAACATTGAGGTGCTTTTATGACTGATACAAAAATAGTTAATTGGACACAAGTTAATGGATTCTTTGATTTGGAAGACATAACAGAAGACAGTCTTGATAAGCTTTGGAAAAACTTTGATGTAGAAAATCTCGATTTAGCTGATATTGAATTTAAGATCTATGGACCTAATTACAATAGTTCTATACGCTCTGATTTTGCTGAAGGCATAGCTTCTTTTCAAAGCATTTTTAACAGACAGCTTTTATTTATTCTAGAGGATAAAAATCCTTACAGGCAGTTGCAGAAAACAGACAAAGAAAACTTCCTGTTTTACATTTCAATTCAGTCTGGATGTACTGACGTTATATTAAAAATCACCAAACCACTCATCAATGTTCTAGCTAAGAAATTAAAAACAATGAAACCTTGTCAAATTTGTATTTTTTTCTTTATTTTAACTGCTATATATGAAAGCCCAAAGTTTTATGAAACATGGACCGAGTACAGCATAAAAAAACAACAGTTAGAACAAGAACGTTCTAATGCTAAATTTGAGGCTTTGATGAAATTGTCAGAGTCAGATGTATTCAAACGTTTTGTTAATTCTCAGGATTATCAGAATATTAAATATCTGATCCTTGATGATGTAAGTAACCAGCAAATCAGAGCAACTAATGAACTTATCAGGAACACAGCTGATGTGGAAAGGATTGAGCTTAACAGCGAAAGTTATAATGTAAACGATATAAAGAGAATTAAAGAAACACCTGACGAAGATGTTATACCATCAGCAAGTAAATTCGTAGAAGGTGAATTTTTAGTCACATCTATTGATAGACTGCACTACCCTTACATAAAACTGCACTTAAAGTCAGTTAACAAAAAAAATGCAACTGTTGATGCTTCTTTAAATTGTGAAGAAGGCTCTTTAACATATGAACAGATTAAGATAATTTGGACATACTGCGAACAAGGACAACCACTCAACTTTAAGTTAAATGAAACCATAGCTAAAGATGGTAAAATTAAAAGTGCTTACGTAGAATACGTTTCAACTCTGTAGCAAAGTAAAATTAAAATGAGAATTGATTACAACATCTTACGTGAACTGTTGAAAGCTATTGATGAAGACAGATTGCCTGAGTTTGTTAAAAACCTAGGCAATGATACTTCATGGCAGGACAAAATCACAGATCCTGATTTACTTGAAGAAGAAACTGAACTTAGACGTAAACTATATCTTGGTAATTTAAAGGTTTTAGTTGATGAAGGTTTTATTGATGGAGTAAGTGTTAGAAAGTCTGTAGATTTGAAGTATTCTGTAGGTTTTGAAGATCCAATGATTACAGTCAAAGGGTTATCCTTTTACGCAGGAATTAAAACTCCTAAATTTCTCAGAAAGTTAAAAGAGTTTGTTGAAGATAATGGTTACGCTCTAACCTTTCAAATTATTATTGACTATGCTCCAAAGCTTTTTAGTGAACTGACAAAAGATTACTTTAAGAAATAGACAGTATCACTACTGCCTATTTCATGCTTTCGCACTATCAAAATTCAATCAGTGGATCACAATATGGATCACAAATCTTTAAGATTAAAGATAACTGATTGAATTTTAAATAATATAAATACAATGAGGGAAGATCTGACCTTCATATTTATTTGCTAAGGCATCTAATTTGTCTTGACGACGTGCTGTTGCAATTACTTTGTAACCTTGACTTGCAAGTTTTTCACAAATAGCAAAACCAAAGCCTGCTGAGGCTCCTGTAACTAATACAGTCTTATATAAAGCCATATTTCCTCCACATATTTAGGACATAACAACGTAATCAAAATAATCTACCTTTATAAGTGCAAAGCTCTAGACAAAGTTATCTTACACAACGCACTCAACAAACTGTTATGCTGTC